CTGATAGACTATCAACAGTATAAAAGGGTATACCCCTCTAGTCTTGTTGAACCCCCATCCCAAAAAAAAAAATAAAATAAATCCCATCTCTGACCTGATGCAAACTAATAAAACGTCCGCGGGCGCGTATATACCACAGATCCACACAAGTGGCCACCTTGGACCGCAAATTCACCTGTTGCAAATAAAACACAATCACACGCACTACCACACCTTGTTAAAAATTCATTTGCGTTAGCGCAAAGCATGCATTAAAGTAACACCTGTCCCGAGCAGCAACGCGGTGCAGTGGGCCAGCCAGACTAAATGTCTAAAAGGCATGCCCGATCTGAGTTCACACCGCGTCTGCAACGATCCTAACAGCGATGGAGTCGGCTCGGGACAACCCGTACCACTAGTGGAGTGTGGTCATAAGAAGTACAAGTGTGGAGTAGCTCAGTCGGTAGAGCGGCAGACTGAAAATCTGTGCGTCGCTGGTTCGATTCCAGCCTCTACAACCAGAATAAAGCCCTAATAGTAGACTGGACATAACGCTCGACCCTAGCTCACGTAATCCCGCTTCGTGAGCCTTGGTTTGCCGGGAGAGGCAGGTTCGAATCCTGCAAGGGGCGCCAGACACTAGCCCTTCGGGCTAAGTAGTAAAGCACAGCAGTAGCAAGATTGCGCTCTGTGGTGGGGCAAGCTGGGAACGGAGTGGTGAACAACCAACCGAACTACTCTAGGTGGCAGAGCATGGGATGCGGTGAGAACATGGGTCTCACACCACGAGGTTCGAATCCTCTCCTAGAGGCTTAATAACAGCAACAATAACCAGTACCGGAGTCTCACATGCACGAACTTGCCCTCGCAGCTGCACAAGCCTTCAGCAACGATTCCCACGCCAAACTCCTCCTCGCCTTACTCTTCTCCGCGGGCGCTATAGCCCTGCTCCTCATCTCCATGAGTGTGGTCAACTTGTGTGAGAAGCTGCGCAACTGGCTTAAAGAGCGCCAGCGCAAGCAAACTGAGCACCTAATGGCGAGCATTGGTGCCAAGCTGGTTGAGAAGCATTACGGTGCGGTTGGCGAAGGGCCTTTGCGCGACGACGCTGGAATAATCATCGTTAGCAATCCCACTCCAGACAATTGGGTCAAAGATCACTTTAAACTTCTTGACCTCCCTCCGCTCGCACTGCGCAAAGAACTCTTTGGCGAGTTTGTTGTAGACCCGCTCGATCAAAAGGCTGATGAGTTGGTTGCGGAATATTATCGCGAGACCGAAGCCTATGACCGTTCAGTCTGCACTGGCCCAATCAAAGACGGCTCAATCTTGCCTGCCAACGCCCGAGAATACAATACTATCGTTTCTTACAAACGTGTAAAAAGCCACGACATGCAGACCAAGGCTTGTAAGCTAGGCATCAGTTTGGACCAAATGCGCACAGCTATCCGTCGCTACGCCAAGAACCACCCGTAATCACGGAGTGTGGTCACCATGTACTTCCTTCAACAAATCCGCGACGACCCGTTAGGCTTCGTCATACTCCTAACGGGCATCATCTGCGGCGTACTCATTGCAGTTGTCCGTATTTTGGAGCACATTGAGCATCGGCGCGCACAACGCACCTTAGACGCGCACCTTAAATCCCTCACCACAAAGGAAGAATAATGAAACATCTGCAAGAGCTGAAACAGCGCATCCGCCTGGCCTACCAAATCATCCGCGGTCGCGACGGTAACTTGGTGCGTCACACGGTCAACGAGTTTACCGTGCTGGGCAATTTCAAAGAGACTGGACCAAACAACTGGATTGCACATAACGTCCTTGATCTTGTGCGCGTGTTCGCAACTCAAGGTCACAGCGGGAGTTCCGCCCCCTTCGCTATCGAGTTGTTCCGCAAGGCTGCAAATTTTGATCCACTTGGTCCTATCACGGGTGGCGCTAGCGAGTGGGTTGAGGTGTGCAACGGCATGTGGCAGAACCGCCGCTGCTCCCACGTCTTTAAAGATTCGGTTGACGGGCCTGCTTATGATTCACAGGCTGTTATCTTTGAAGAGCCGAACGGTGGCCGTTTCATCGGGCGCTACAGCCGCCAATTCATCACTTTTCCGTACACCCCGCGCTCGGTTGTTGCACACGTCCCAAGCGACGCAACTGAATTGGACAAAAAGCTCGCAGCTGAAACTGCCTGGAGAGGCTAACCATGGGCTCTCGTGTGAACAACCTGAATATCGACGTGAATTCGCCAACATACACGCCCGAGCGCCTATTCGAAACCGTCCGGAAAAGCCTCGGCGTCAAGAGCCTGTACAAGGCTGCGCTGGTACTTGACATCGACCACGGTCAACTGAGCCGCGTTATCAATCGTAAAGATCCACTGACGAGCACATTACTCATGCGTGTCATGGATGTAACGCAGTGGCACATTTCGGTCGTCCGCGAATTGGCAGGCATTCCTTTCAATCCATTACCACCACAGGAGTAACTTATCATGCAACTAGAACAGTCTTACGATAAAGTCGTACTCACCCACGACGAAATTCAGCAAGCACTGAAGAAGCTCATTGAGACCAAGCTGAACCGCCGCGTGCGCGGTGATGTGAGTGTGGACACTCGTAGTAGGTCTACCACAGGCAGGCTTGAAGATAAGTGCAAGCCTGATCTCATGTGCTCAGGTTACGCATGGCTCGAGCCCGGTGAACTTACCCGCATTGTTGAAGTCAAGCATAATGACCGCACGCATAGCGGTCTTGACATCATCAGCTAACCTACCACAGGAACAATCATGAAACAATACCTCGATTTTATGGCGTTCGTCCATTCACATGGTGTGGTCAAGACCGACCGCACCGGCACCGGTACGCGCTCCGTGTTCGGCTACCAGATGCGCTTCAACTTGCAAGACGGCTTCCCACTGGTGACCACAAAGAAGCTGCACCTGAAATCCATCATCCATGAACTGCTCTGGTTTCTCAGCGGCGATACGAACGTCAAGTATCTGCAAGACAACGGCGTCAAGATTTGGGACGAATGGGCGGACAAAGAAGGCTACCTAGGCCCGATCTACGGTTTTCAGTGGCGCAGCTGGCCGACGCCCTCCGGCGAGCATATCGACCAAATCGCTGAAGTATTGACCCAGATCAAAAACAATCCGGACTCGCGCCGCATGATCGTGTCGGCCTGGAACGTTGCGGACATTCCGAATATGAAGCTGCCGCCGTGCCACGCCCTGTTCCAGTTCTACGTCGCCGACGGTAAACTGTCCTGCCAGCTGTATCAGCGCAGCGCCGACATCTTCCTGGGCGTGCCGTTCAACATCGCTTCCTATGCCCTGCTGACACACATGATGGCCCAGCAGGCAGGTCTGGAAGTGGGCGAGTTTATCTGGACCGGTGGCGACTGCCATATCTACTCCAACCACATGGATCAGGTAGAGGTTCAATTGTCGCGCGAACCGAGAAATCTGCCAACGTTGGAAATCCGACGCAAGCCTGACTCAATCTTCGGCTACAAATACGAGGACTTCTTCTTTTACGACTACTACCCGCATCCAGCCATCAAAGCGCCGGTCGCAGTATAACAACACAAGGAGACAGGGATGTCCAAAGAACAAGAATGGTGCTTTACCGTCCCTCCGCGCGAGGTTCGCAACGATACTCTCATGCTGTTGACTATCGGCAAGATGCAGGTTCGCGGGCGCTGGCAAGGTGGACTCGGCGAGTTTTTCGTCGCATGGGCGCCGCTGGCATCAGTTCGAAAAGGTCCGGTACAGGTGGCAAATGGACCAAGACGCTAAAACCGCCGCTGCGCAAAGCTTGGCACGGCTTGAAGCCGACTTTGCGCAGTACGAGACATGGGAGCGGCAGCAGATTGAGCAGTTGCGGGAGCGCTTGCGGGGGTTGGTAACTGCCCATGGTGCACCCGCTGCGCTCGCTATAATTGCTGTCGGGTTCGAGGTTGCAATGGGGATGGGGCAATGAAACGCATACTTCTACCGCTGTGCCCGTTTGACATCGTTGAACGGGAGGTCATGCGGGAGCAAACTGAATTCCGGTCAAGGATTGCGCAGCTTGAAAGGGAGGTCAAAAGCGCAAATGCTTGTGCCGACATGTACGCGAACGCTTGGCAACGCGAAATCGCCACCTACGACGGCACCATCCGCCGTAAATCGCATCACATCGACGCAATGGTGCTGACAACGAGGGATCTTGTAGAGAAACTTAAAGCGGCGGAAGCTCGGATCCGCGAATTGGAGGAAAAGCAATGACCACACCTACACCAGACGAACAAGAGCGCCTGCGCGCGAACGCGCTTTCAGCTTTGCGGAACACTGACTGGAAGCTGCAAGCCGCACTGTTTGACTACCAAGCCAGACAGATGTTTGTAAAATTCAAAGCCTGCAAGGACAATGGCTTCAGCGTCACAGAAGCTCTGTCACTGTGCTGGCGCAAATGGGAGATGTGATGATTCCTCAGTACAACTACCCGCGTATCCGCGATGAGCACAAGGTTGCAGAATGCGCACTCAAATTGCTCATCTGCGACAACCCGATTGCTTATGGAAGCAGCCGAACGGTCTACGAATGCTTCCTCGTCGAAGGTTGTGTGGTCAAAATTCAAAACGAGATCTACCGTTTTGACAATGTGATCGAGTGGGAGCTCTGGCTCACGATTAAGGGCACTTCCTTTGACTGCTGGTTTGCTCGTGCTCGGTACATTTCTCAAGATGGTCGACTTCTCATCATGGAAAAGACGCGTCGACCCGGTAAGGGAGAGTGGCCTCCTAAAATCCCAGCCTTCTTTACAGACATCAAGCGTGAGAACTTCGGTATTGTGTCGCGTAAGAACGAAGAAACAGGTCAGATGGAGGACTTCTTTGTCTGCCACGACTACGCAATGCACCTTATGCTTGAAAAGGGCATGACAAAGCGAATGCAGGACGTTAAATGGGATGAATTGGAGAACTAAATGGCACACTTGACCGTAGACAAAGCTGACCCTCTGTACGAGACTCACTTTAATCTTCTCTATGCTGTGCATGCGGAAGTTTATCTGGACGGCGTCAAGCAAAAGCATTGTGTGACTGCTGACGACGAACATTGTTACATCGTTCGTTACTTGTTTAACGACAACGGTAGACCTGTCATAGATGGGGGCAAGCACAAGCGTGAAATTGTCGGCGGAGATGTCAAAATTGTAATTCCGCAAGACAAGGTACGATAATGGATCCAGTTAACCTCGCAAAAGCAGGGACTGAGCATGCGCACCAATGCGCTCTGTTCTGCTGGGCGGCAAATAACCGCGAAAAATGGCCCGAACTGGAGTGGATGTTTGCCATTCCTAACGGGGGTGAGCGTAACAAGGTCGTAGCGTCGCGTCTGAAAGCAGAAGGCGTGAAGTCCGGTGTATCGGACATCATGCTTCCAGTTGCACGTCGGGGTTACCTTGGCTTCTTTATCGAGATGAAGGAGCCTAAGAGGGGACGAGAGTCTGAAAAACAGGCGGAATTTGGGCAGTTTGTTAAGAACAATGGATATCTCTACATAGTTGGCTACGGTTGGGAGTCTGCTGCTCAATATATCGCTTGGTACATGGGGAACGATGATGGCACTTACTAGAGCTGTGTCGGTGCTGCGTGCACTAATCGAGGAAACGCTGCGCCGCCCACGTCAAGGGCAACCGCGAATAGCAGAGCCGGGCGACGTGCAGACCATGCTGCGGGTGTTGAAAACCCTGACGATGGACAAACGGGTCATTATTTTGGCAGACAGCAGCCGTTTTGCAGACGATTTTCGCAAGGTGACCGGTATTGTCGCCAGATATGTGTGGTTATGGGATCAGGTACAGGGCTTAGATAACCTCCATGTCATTCAGTTACACACTGGACCGAGGTCTGCTCGTCAGCAAGAGCTGCTCAATGATGTGCTGGAGATCTTAAAGACTCGACAAAATATCGATTTCTGGCATATTGGCGAGTGGCGCTGACACTTATTTAAACGTGCTACAGGGTGCAGCGCTCACCTAGCTGCACCTACCACCACCTACCCCGCACAACGCGCTTGCCTGCGCAAATACACCCCTTGCCCGCGATGTTTAGCGCACCTCCCAATGCTCAAGCATAAATAAAGCTTGACCACAGCCACGCATCCGCAATATACTCCAGTGTAACTGTAAATGAATCACTGGAGTAATCCATGCCGGACTTTAACGAAGATCAGTTCTTTGACCCAGGCGAAGCGGACGCTATTGCAAAACAGCTGACGCACCGCGAGCGGGCATTGCGTGACCTGTTCGCTAAAGAGTATCTGTCGGACTACGACGCTCTTGCGGCGGCAATCCGTATTGGTTACGGCAAGAGCTACGCACAGGAGTACGCAGTTCGATTCATGAACTGCCCATATGTGCTTCAGCAGATCCAGAAGCTGGAAAAGGAGGCGACCGGTGACGATCCGGACGTGATGCGTAATATGGTCCGGCGCGGTTTGATCCGCGAAGCTCATTACCGTGGGCCGGGTGCTACTGCCAGCGCGCGTGTTGCAGCATTTGCAAAGCTCGCTGAACTGGAAGGGCTCAACGCTCCAAAGAAGACCATCAACGAGATGACTGGTCCGGATGGCCAACCCCTGAATATGGGCGGCGTGTTTGTCGTTCCGGGCGTGTGCAGCGTCGAAGAGTGGGAGGCTGCTGCTGCAAAACAGCAAGAAGATCTTGTGAGCGGTAAGACCGAACAAGTTGCACAGATCGGCTAATATGTTTTGGGAGAACAGCAGCGGAGGGATAATTGTACCCGAAAGGAAGAAAATTGAACTTCCTCCGCCCGTTTGGAAAGCTCTGCCGGGAAGCCAGAGCCTTTTTCTGCAATGCCCTATCCGTGAGGTCTGCTTTGCAGGTACTCGCGGCCCGGGTAAAACGGACTCCATGCTGTTCGCCTTTGCTCAATATTGCGGTCGAGGATACGGGGACTATTGGCGGGGCATTATTTTTCGACGAAACTACAAGCACTTGGATGATATTATCTCTAAGTCGAAACGGTGGTTCAATCGATCAGCGCAGAAGCCTCGCTTTCTTGCAGGAAGTTCAAGCCTTAAGTGGGTGTGGCCCACTGGTGAAGAGCTCCTGCTCCGTGCATTTGAAGACGAAGAAGATTACTGGTCCTACCACGGCCACGAATATCCGTTCATCGGTTGGGAAGAATTAACTAGCTGGCCGTCGATCAACTGCTACGAATCGATGAAGTCGTGCAACCGCTCATCATTCCAAGCGACCGACCGTCTACCAATGATTCCGCGCCACATTCGGAGCTCCACAAACCCGTATGGCGTTGGCCACAATTGGGTGAAGCAATACTTCATTGACCCAGCCCCTTATGGGCGTGTGGTCACAGATGAGGAAGGTAACAAGCGTGTAGCACTGTTCGGCTCAGTTAAAGAGAATCCGTTCCTTGGTGCAGATTACATTAAGACGCTTCAGTCCATTACCGATATCAACAAACGGAAAGCGTGGCTCGAGGGTAGCTGGGATATTACGTCAGGTGGCATGTTCGACGATATTTGGGATGCGCGTGCTCATATCCTGAAGCCATTTAAGATCCCACACACTTGGCGCATTGACAGATCGTTTGACTGGGGCTCAAGCAAACCATTCAGCGTGGGATGGTGGGCGCAGACCGACGGTAGTGACGCTGTTATGGCAGATGGTACGAGCCGCAGCTTCCCGCCAAAGACGCTCATCCGCATCGGGGAATGGTACGGTTGCACGGGCAAGCCGAACGAAGGTGTCCGAATGACCGCAAAGAACGTTGCAATTGGCATCCTTGCACGTGAACGGCAAATGGGCATTGAAGGCCGCGTACAGTTCGGTCCAGCTGACTCGGCAATCTACAACGTTACGGACGATGCGTCTATTGGCCAGAATATGGAGTCTGAAGGTGTGTTCTGGACTCTGGCTGATAAGAAGCCTGGTAGCCGCCACAACGGTTGGGAGCTTATGCGTGATCGCCTCTCAGCTGTTACTGACCACAACTTGAAGGACAAGCCAGGCTTGTACGTATTTGACACATGCCGCGATTGGATCCGTACAGTGCCCCCGATTCCGCGAGACCAACGCGATCCGGACGACGTTGATACTGACGCAGAAGACCATGCAGCAGACGACACCCGTTATCGCGTCCTTGCTGCTGACCACGTTCACCACAAAGTTAAGATTGGAGGGGTATAATGCCTGTTAGCTACGAACATCCGGATTATAAGGACATGAGCGACAAGTGGGACCGCTGCATCGATGTATGCAAGGGTCAAGCTGCTGTCCACGCTGCGGGCGAGATCTATTTGCCCAAGCTGTCGGAGCAGGATCCTGCGGAATACAAGGCGTACAAGAATCGAGCAACGTTCTATAATGCAACGTGGCGCACCATTAGCGGCCTGCAAGGCATGATCTTCCGCAAGCCTGTTACAGTCAAGGTGCCTGCGCCTGTTGAAGATATGCTGAAAAACATCGACCTTGCAGGCACCTCCCTGCACATGTTCTCGCTTAAGGTTGCCGAGGAGTGCCTCAAGCTTGGCCGCACGGGTGTGTTCGTGGATTATCCGGAAGTCCCGGACGGCCTGACGCTTGCCGATGCTAAACGCAAGAAGCTGCGTCCGTCGATGAAGATGTACACCGCTAAGTCCATCATTAACTGGAAGACCCGGACCATCGATAACGTGACCAGTCTCTCCATGGTAGTGCTGAAAGAAGTCAAGGACGTTGCGGTCGACGAGTTCGAAAACAAGGGTACGACGCAGTATCGTGTTCTTGACCTTGAGAGTGTGGTCAACGAGGGAACAGGCGAAGAACAACAGCTTTACCGTGTTCGGATTATGCACGTCGACAAGGACGGCAAAGACGTAGTTGATAGCGTTAATCGCCCAACCATTAACGGCAAGCGCCTGGACTACATCCCATTCCAGTTCATGGGAGTAGACGACACTAGCTGGGAGATCGACGAGCCGCCGCTGATCGACCTTGTCGACGTCAACCTCGCACATTATCGTGTGGTCGCAGATTACGAGCACGGTTGCCACTTCACAGGCTTGCCCACACCAGTTATCAGCGGTTACGTTGCCGACCCGTCCAAAGACGAAAAGTTCTGCATTGGTAGCATGACCGCATGGCTGTTCCCGCGACCAGATGCAAAGGCGACTTATCTGGAGTTCACGGGCCAAGGTTTGTCGGAGCTGCGCGAGAACCTAAACAAAAAAGAACAGTACATGGCCGTCCTTGGTGCGCGCATGCTAGAGCCGCAGGTGCAGGGGGTTGAAGCTGCTGACACTGCTGCCATCCACCGCAGCGGTGAGCAGTCCACTCTGTCCAGTGTTGCACAAACCATCTCTATCGGTCTGCAAAAGAGCCTGGAAACTTTCTGCGAGTATGCTGAAGCAGAAGGTGACGTGAAGTTCGAGCTGAACCGCGACTTCTTCCCTGTCCCGATGGATTCGCTTAAGCTTACCGCGATTATTGCAGGTTGGCAGAACGGCGCGTACAGTTACGAGACCATGTTCGAGAACCTCAAGAAAGGGGAAATCGTGCCGGTGGAAGCTACCGTTGAGAAGGAGCAGGAGGATATCAAAAAGCACCCGTACAAGCCTCCTGTGCCTATTGCCGGGCATGGTGCACCAACCACTCCGGGCAATGTGAGGAAACAGGGGCCTAAGGCTGCTGCAACGCCCGCAACTGGGGCACCAACTCAGACCCAGCTTCGTAACAACGCTGGACCAAAAGACTAATTTTCAGGGTGCAAGATTGCAAGACCAAACCCTATAACCGCGCCTTCGGGCGCACAATAGGAGAAGTAAAATGAGTAAAAATGTCATGGTTTGCAAGATGCAACTGCACCACGTGAACCCGGGCGCTACACAGCGCATCAGCAACGAACTGACCCTGAACGGTGCGCAGGTATCTTTCGGCGGAGTGTGGGAAGGTTCCACCGAGAACCAGCAGAAGTCGGAAAACGCAGTGTTTGGCTACTGGACGCCGATGGCTGAGTTCAAGGCGACCATCTTCAACGAGCAAGTTGTTGAACAACTCAAGCCTGGCAAGAAGTATTACGTAACCTTCACGGAGGCACCGGACTAACGCCACTGGAGTGTGGTCACAAAAGGCAGCGTAAAAAGTCGTTGCCTTTTGTGTTTTGAGCTAATATAATTGGGGCAATCATATCCCGGCTAGGCCGGATTACTAACCGCGACTAAGTCGCACTTTATCCCGAGGGGAAATCATGCATAGCAAACTGTTCGAAAACCTGATGAAGAACGCAGGCTACACGGCGAAGTACGAACCGACCATCCTGTCCATCCACGAAGGTGACGGTGGTGACGGTGGTGATGGCGGCGACGGCAACGTCACCATGAGCAAGGCGGACTTCGAAAAGGCGATCTCGGACGCGGTTGCTACGCAGGTTTCCGGCCTGAAGGCTAAAAACGACGAGCTGCTGGGCACTGTCCGCACGCTCAAGGACGCTGCTAAGGCGTTCGAGGGACTCGACCCTGCCAAGCTGAAAGGCCTGGACATCGAGAAGCTGACCGCTTACCAGCAACGCCTGGACCAAGACGAAGACGCGCGCCTGATTTCCGAGGGCAAGACCAGCGAACTGATCGACAAGTACACGCAGCGCATGCGCAACGACCACGAGTCGAAGGTCAACTCCCTGCAAGAGCAGATCAAGGCTGCACAGGAACAGGCCAAAAAGTACCAAGGTGCGGTCCTGGACAACCAGATCCTGTCCGTGACCGGTGGCCTGCACAAGGGTGCTGTGGAAGACGCCCTGATGCTGGCCCGCAACATCTTCACGCTCGACGCCGAGGGCCGGGCTGTGAAACTCGGCCCGAACGGTCAACCCGAGCTGGGCAAAGACGGCAAAACCCCGTTCGGTCCGTCCGAATGGATGGAGCTGCAAAAAGAAGCAAAGCCGCACTGGTTCCCGGCAGCAACGTCGGGTAGCGGTTCCGGTAACGCTCGTGAGGCGAGTGGCAACGGGAAGACCATGAAACGTTCTGCGTTCGATGCTCTGCAGCCGACTGAAAAGGCTACGGTTATCAGCGCGGGCACCCAAATCGTCGACTAAGAAGGAGCCTTAAATGGCACAAAATACCCTTACCAACCTGATCGGCCCGCTGTACCGCTCGCTGGACATTGTCTCACAAGAGATGGTGGGCATGATCCCATGTGTCACGCTGGACACCAACGCTGAACGCGCCGCAATCGGCCAAGTGCTGTACTCGTTCGAGACGAACCCGTCGCAAGCCACCGACATTGTTCCGGGCATGCTGCCGCCGGACGACGGTGAACAGACCATCGACTCCAACGAGTTCCGCATTACCAAATCGCGCCGCGTACCGTTCCGCTGGAACGGCGAACAAGAACAGGCGCTGCGCTCGTCCGGCACCGCGCCGGCCGCTATCCAAGCTGACCAGATGACCCAAGCAATCCGCACGCTGGTCAACGAAATGGAAACGGACATGTGGCTGGCAGCGCGCCGCGCCTGCTCGCGGGCCTACGGCACCGCCGGCTCCACCCCGTTCAACCCAGCTGGCGCTGGCATCGCCGACTCCGCGTACATCCGCCAGATCCTGGACGACAATGGCGCCCCGGGCGGCGAACGCGCACTGGTGATCAACTCGACCGCTGGCGTCAACCTGCGTTCCATCCCGAACCTGATCAAGGCGAACGAGGCTGGCACCACGCTGACCCTGCGCTCCGGCGAACTGCTGGACCTGAACGGTCTGTCCTTCCACGAGTCGCTGGCGCCCAAGTCGATCGCCAAGGGTACTGCTGCAAGCTACACGACCAATACCGCAGGCTATGCGGTCGGATCGCGCGCCATCACGCTGATTACCGGCACCGGCACCATTCTGGCCGGCGACGTCGTGACCTTCGCGGGTGACCCGAACAAGTACGTCGCAGCTAAAGACCTCGGCACCGACGGCGCCGGTGTCCTGACCCTCAACAAGCCGGGCCTGGTCCAAGCAATCGCAGCATCCGCAGTCGCCGTCACCGTCGGCGCCAACGCAACCGCCAACATCGCCTTCCATAAGTCGTCGATGCTGCTGGCGACTCGCGCCCCGGCGCTGCCGTCCGGTGGCGATTCCGCGGTCGACCGCATGCTGATCACCGATCCGCGTTCGGGCATCACCTTCGAGGTAGCGATGTACGCTCAATACCGCCAAATGCAGTACGAGGTGTCGGCGGCCTGGGGCACGGGCGGCATCAAGGCGGCGCACGCGGCTCAGCTGCTGGGCTGATCACTGCGCTTTGTAATCTAGAACCAGCCCGAGCGATCGGGTTGGTTTTTAGTCCAATTGGAGATCAAAATGAACACCTGTGAAACCGTTCGCGTCAAGTGCGACAAAGTCCCGGGCAACGACCTCGGCTTTTACGTCATCAACAAATCTGACTTCAACGCGGACCAGCATGAGTTGTTCGACGAAGAAGTGGCGCTGCAACCGACCCCGGAACAACCGGTCGCGCCGCCTGTGCAAGAGCAGGCTGCTCCGTGGCTGCGCAAGTAAGCCTTTAAGGTTGATACCATGGCTAAATACGCACACCCTGATGTTCTGGACAACGGCCCTGCGTACATCAAGGCTAACGCTAACCTGATGGCCCTCATTTCAGGTTATGCTTTTGGCGATAGTTACGCGACCGTCAACGCCGCAAAGCTTGCGTCCGTTGCCACAGTCGCGGGTGACTACACCCTGACCAACAACGTCAATGACCGACGCTTGGCAACTCCTGCAAGCAAGAGTGCGAACGCCACAGCGACGTCGGGCGCGTCACCGGATCTGCATATCGCGTTCCTGGACACCGTCAACTCGAAAGTGTTGTGGGTGACGGACGAGACTTCCAATCAGGTGATTACTTCGGGTAATCCGGTTGATTTCCCGGTCGTTACCTATAACTCGGCGCAGCCGGTGTAAAGATGTTTAACTTCGTCAGCTGCACTAGCAGCACGGGCGGCACGGGAGCGCTTACCACAGCTCGCGCAGGAGGGCTCCCACTGCCGACGGATGTGCTCGGGGTATCCGGAAGCCGTCGTGTTGAATACAATATTGTAGAGTGGGACTCCGCTAGGAGCTCCGTTGTGCAGGCTGAGGAGGGTAGAGGTGTTTTGAACCTGTCGACAGGTGTCCTCACCCGCGACGAGGTCCACACCACTTGGGTGAGCTCAGGTAATACGTATCTATCGACGGGCGCAACTCCGCTCAACTTTGGTAGCACCGCAGCGAACATCGACATCATGCTGAACGCAAAGTCGGGCTCGCTGCGACCTGCGCTCCCATCAGTTCCAGTGATGTCTGGCGCCATTACTGATAGCTACGCCCCGTTTAACAACCGCATCATAGTTGACTCCAATTCTGGAGGGGTGGCCTTAACCGCAGGTCGTCGGATGTACATTCCTTCCGAATTTATCTTCGGTAAACCAATTACGACGCTTGCGGTGAACGCTACCTCCATCGCCACTACCGGCAATGTGCGTCTTTCTGTCTACGATTGGGGTAGCGACGGCGGGCCCGGAAACCTGATCAAGGAATTCACATCCGCAGCGCAAATCGCTGTGAACACTGCTACTGGAGCTAAATCTATCACTCCTGCAAACCCTCTTTTCCTGCCGAGTGGCTGGTACTGGTTTATGCTGCAGGCTGATGCCGCAATACAATTGCTGTTTGCTAACCCAGCGACGAACATGGGCGCAGGTATTACTAACTCACGCGATGTTATGTACCTGTACAAGGATGCAACTTATGGCGCAGCTCCAGCATCTGCTGATAGCCTTGCAACCATGTCCGGCGCTACGACCCGAAGCTCTGGTGGACAACCTTTGGTGATGGTGAAATGATCTACGATAACAATCACAAGGTAACTATAGCTCCCGGAAGCTATCCTGGATTAAGCGAGGCTATAGCTGATGCCGGCTATGCCCTTGAATGCAATAACGATGTGTGGTATGCGGACGATGCTGCTGCCGTGCAAGCCATTATTGACAGTTTTACCGCCCCCGATCTCCTATCTTCCGTAAAGGCGGATAAATGTCGGGAGGTGCTATTGCACTCTAAGCGTCTACGCGACAAAGTCGTTGAGCTTGTTAGCAAGGGTGAGATGGCAAGCTGGTCGATTAAACGGGACAGTGCCATCCGTTATGATAGTGAAGGTGATGCTGGTGCGCCATACGCCATGCTGTCCGATGAAGCTGCAAAACGAGGCATCTCTCTAGCTGCTCTGGTTGCTAAGGTGCACGCGAACGCGGCTCGGTTCGAAGCAGCTGAATCCGCAATTGGCGGAACTGACGGCAAGCACCGTGACGCTATCATGGCACTGGAGACTGTTGAAGCTGTGGTTGCTTACGACTACTCAACCGGCTGGCCGGAGGTGTAAATGGCGCTCGGCCTAATACCGCTAGGCCTACGATCGCTCGGCCTCGGTGCGCGCACCAGCACAACGGTCACCCGCCACACTTTGACCGCAGTTGGTTCTGCTCAAGTCAATTCCAGCGCTACCGGTGTTGTAACACAACACCACGAACTTATTGGTGCGAATTGCACCCAGACCAATACTTCTTCAGTAGGTGTGGTCACAGGGGTCCGTCATGAGCTGACCGCAGAAAATAGCTCACAAGCGAATGCATCTGGTTCTGGGGTTGTGGCATCGCGTCACAAACTACTAGCTGCGGACAGCTCGCAGGTGAACTTGAGCTTGTCTGCACTGGTAGTGCAACATCACGAACTCATTGGCGGTAGCGATGTCAATAACCACACTTCAAGCGGTAGTGTGGTTATACAGCACCATGAACTCACAGCTAGCGATTGCAGCCAGACGAACAGTAGCTCCACAGGTGCAATTCCAACTCAAGGCAGAGCTACGTTAACTGCCGCTGAGTGCACTCAGGTCAATTCCGCAGATAGCGGGAGTGTCCAACAGCATTATCAATTAACTGGTGCAGCTGTGGACCAAGCAAACAGCTGTAGCGCAGGATCGGTGTCGCAACATTATAGGCTTCTGTCCTCCCCGTGTAGCCAAGTAAATCAATCATTGGGCGGATTAGTTACGCAGCGGCATGAAATCCTTGTAACGTTGTGTAGGCAAGTGAACTCTTGCCCCTCAGTGAGCTTGCTGAGTGGTATTGTGATACCAAGGCACTTCCCGCTGTACGGGCGCCAACAAGCTTATCCGCTAAAGGGGCGGCGTCAGAAATATCCATTGGAGAAATAAAATGGCTCTTACTATCGAAATTGGTCAAGGTATTAGCGATGCGGAGTCCTACGCTTCGGTAGATGATGCCGACACTTACTTCACCAACCGCGGCATCACCATTTGGGGTGATGTAACTGTTGTTGAAAAAGAACAAGCTTTGCGTCGCGCGACGGACTACATGACTCAGAATTATCGAGGTAGATGGCTTGGCGCGCGGCGCACCATCGAGCAGGCTCTTGACTGGCCGCGAGTCAATGTGCAAATCACAGTAGACGGTGAGTGGGTCTACGGTTTCAATTATTTCCCGTTTGACAAGGTTCCCAATGAAGTAAAAAGGGCTTGCATTGAGCTCGCTCTACGTGCTAGCATGGGGGAATTAACGGAGGACACGTCACAGGCTGTATTGCTGGAGACCATAGGGCCAATCACCACGGAATATGATCCTTACAGCATCCGGCAAAAACAATACCCCGCTGTTGACGCAATTTTGAAACCGTATCTATCTGGCCGGACTGGCGGTGCTACAATGAAGCTTAGCAGGACTTAAATGGATTATAACAGGGTTGCTACCAACGTTGCAAAAACGATCCAAAAATTTGGACGGGCTGCAACATTGCGCCAGCAATCCTTAGGATCAGGAACTTACGATCCGTCCACAGGCATGATAGAAACTGTTGCCCCTGTGGAGTCCACGCGATATGTCGTTACAATGGACCAGCCTGGCCTGCGCATTGCACTACAGTTCGGCCAGACACTTGTACCCAATAGCCTCTCACAAAAATCAGAAAAATGGGTATATATGGATGCAGTGGGTCCGAAACCGAACTTCCAGGATCAAGTAATTCTTGACGGTCTCACCTACACAATCGTCAACATTCAGGAGCAACGGCCAGGACCGGTCCCGCTGCTCTATCTTTTGGTGCTACGAGCATGAGCGCGAAAGAGCTTAACATGAAAGCGCGGGACGACATGTTCCGCTTCGTGCTCAAGGGTAAGGGTGCCGTTCAGAAAGTTACGCGAATGGTGCTGGAAGAAATCTCTTGGAAGCTTGTGTATCGGTCGGTTGTCGGCAATCCTGAATTGTGGCATCCTCCATACTGGCCAAAGGGGTATGTCCCGGGCCACTTTAAGAACAACTGGCAGCTTGGAGTGGACACAGTCCCGACTGGTGAGATTCCCGGATCTGATAAGATGGGCCATGCGTCAATGGAGCGCATGAGGAAGGCAATCCCTAGGTGGCCTGTCGGGCATGTGTACTACTTTGTGAACAATGTACCTTACGCCGCTTTGCTTGAGACTGGTCTACACAGCACGCAGGTTCCGCCTCAAGGCATTGTTGGTCTAACGCGCATGGAGTTTGCTCAGATTTGCCGTCAAGCAGAGCTGGACTACATTGCTAGCGAGGGTAAATAAATGTCTCTGGTAAAGATCCGACAAGCGTTGGAGAGCGCACTCGATAGCCTGCCTGGAATCATCCCAGATGCAGTGATCGTGAGCTCTACCTCCGGGAGTGTGGTCACTGTAACCACACAGGCTACGCACAACCTCCAGAGCGGTCTGCTTGTTGAAATTCAAGGTCACTCGGTTGGAGCATTGAACGGCGCATTTACAGTGAACGTGACGGGGTCAAGCACTTTTACGCTGCTGCACCCCGTTACGAACACCCCCATAGCAAGCACGGCAGCGGGTGCTGGCGGGGTTGCGCGCGCAAAGCTTACCGCATGGGAGGGTGCTTACTTTAAACCGCTTGCCGGGGTTGCCTACCAGCGCGCATATCTGCTTCCAGCTACCCCTGAGAACCCAAGTTACGGCAACAGTTTGATTCGGGAAACGGGCATGTTCCAGATCATGCTCAACTATCCGACAGGCCTTGGTACATTAGCCGTGACCACACGCGCTGAACTAATCCGGTCTACGTTTAAGCGCGGAGCTGTGTTTAGTGCAGACGGTGTGGATGTAAAGATCCTTAAGACCCCGGCAATCATTGGCGGGCATCCTGTGGACGAATACTTTGTTGTGCCCGTAGTAATCGAATACCAAGCAGACATTTTTAATAGTTGATAACCTGCCGCTGAGGGCGGCTCAATTACCGCTTTGGCGGGTTCTTAAACAGAGAGGAAATTATGACTACCATCGCCTCCGGCGTAAATAAGCTTGTAACGTTCAAGCGTCAACCAGGCCTGGGACAAGCAGCTGGCACCGGTACGGGCCAGAATCTGCGCCGTACCACTTCGAATCTGGATCTGAAAAAGGCTACCTACCAGTCAAGCGAGATCCGACCGTCGCAGCAACGCGCTGACTTCCGTCACGGCGTGCGCAGTGTTGACGGCACCGTCTCTGGTGAGCTGAGTGTAGCCACCCATCAGCAGTTCTTCGAGGCTATCCTTCGTCAGCGTGTGGTCAGCGCTGTGTCTGTGGTTGGAGCAGCTGGTGATATTGTCTCTGCCTCGACCGGAACCAATACGGGCACGCTCACCGCAACCACTGCAAGCTTCCTGACTGGCAACAAGTTCAAGATCGGCATGGTGGTTCGTGCATCGGGCTTCACCACGACGGCGACCGCCAACAACGCAGCTAACATGATGATCACCAACCTGACCGACAAGGTTATGACTGTCTGCCGCCTGGACGGCCAGCCTGTGGTTGCGAAGACTGAAACCGCAGCAGTTACCATCACGTCCGTTGGCAAGCATACCTACGTCCCGCAGACCGGTCATACCCGCGACTACTTCACCTTCGAGCACAACTTCCAGGACATCGTGCAGGCGGAACAGTTCACCGACTGCGTGATCGACCAGGCTGACATCAAGCTGCCGCCGACCGGCATGGCGACCGTCGACTTCGGCGTGAAGGGTCTTAACATGACCACGAGCACCGCAGGCTACTTCGTCAGCCCGACTCCGGTGACCACGGGTTCCAGCCTGGCAGCATCGAACGGCGTCCTGTACCTGAATGGCGTCGCTGTCGGTCTGGTGACAGGGTTGAACGTTACCGTCAAGGGTAACTACAACGTCATCGGCGGTGTGGTTGGCTCAAACGTTGACCCGGACATCCTGCCGGGCGTCATCGAGGTCAGCGGCCAGGCCACGGTGCTGTTCACCGATGCAACGATCCGCGACTACTTCGTCAACGAAGTGGAAGTGTCGCTGTACGCTGCCTTCACGGCCAGCAACGCAGCAAACGCGGATTTCGTTGCAATTTCCTTGCCCCGTGTTAAAATGGGAGGTGCTGGTAAGGACGATGGTGAGAAAGGTCTGGTCCTGACCGCACCGTTCACCGCACTGGAATGCATTGCTGGCGGTTCTGGACAGACTAACTTCCAAACCGTCATGGCAATTCAGGACAGCCAGTACGTCTGATCTTAACAAGCTCGCGGTGACTCCCGGGCTTGTGCGCTTTCCCCTCGGGTAGCTCCCGAGGGGCTTTTTAAACCGTAACAACACAAGGAATATAACATGTCGAACGCGCAACAAATCCTCGTCAACGGCCTGATCGAAATCGGCCGTCTTACCCAATCGGGTCTGAACCAGACCCAGCATTCAGTACCAGTTGTCTTTGATGCTGAAGGCAAGCCGCTTGCCGGCTTCTATATCGTCGGCAAGAACAGTCAAGAATACCAAGACGAGAAAGCTCGTCAGCGCATCACGGGCATCATGCGCGCAGCAACCCGCACCCAGCAGGTCGACAGCTCCACCGAAGAAGGCGCCAAGGTCATCGCTGACAGCGTTGATCAGAGCGAGCACGGCATGGCGGTCGCAGTGACCGTCGGATGGTTCGGCTTCGGCGACGAGGGCCAGGCTGCAACCTTCGACCGCAAGATTGTCGACACCCTGCTGACGCAGTACCCGCTGTGGCGCACCAAAATCAGCCAGGGTCTGGAAGCTGACGGAAATTTTATGAAGATCTGATCCGTAGGCTGGTAGAGTTTGCCAAGTGCAAGTTCTTTTGGGGGAGCAAGCAGGACGACGGAGCCACAACGACGGAGCATGTCAATGCGGCAAAGAAGAACTGCTTCGCTCCCCAAGTCATAACGGATCAGACCTTCGAGGACGTACCACCTGAAGTTCCTTGCCCTTGGGAACTTGAGCATGTGTGGTCATGGTTTACAGAGCTGGACGCAACGCGGCAAAGCTTTATGGCGCATGGGCCGATCACCCATACCGAGATTCGAAATTGGGCGTTTAATCTTCAGATTGAATTGCTCCCGATTGAAGTAAGAGCATTAATGGCAGTTGATCGCGCCTTCCTCCTCCACTCTTATTCTGAGAGTCGGAAAAAAGCTGAAAAAGGTCAATGATGAGCACTCCAACTGGCGGCAACGGCGGAAACGGCGACACGGCAACTCTTTCCCTTGGTGTGGACACTAGGGACGGGATTAAGCAAGTTGAACAGTTGGAGAAGTCTCTCAATCAAGTGGCAGATACTGCTGACTTGGTTGGAACCAAGATTGGCACTGCTACGATCCGTGCTGTTAAAAAGCTCGAAGACCTCAAGACCGGCACGGTTGTCACTAAGCAAGGTTTTGACGATCTCCAAAGGTCCATCCTTGCGCAAATTGAAGCTGAGAAAGAGATTGAGCGTATCCAACGAGCGACAGCTGACGCTGGCAGCAACCTTGTTGCTAAGCTACGCGAGCTCAATGCAACCTTTGGCATGTCTACTGAGGAGCTGTATCGCTATCGTGCTGCTCAACTCGGGGTTATAAACGACGCTGAACCACTCATTGCAAACTTGGAGCGTCTCACTCGCGCAGAAATGGAGCATACGCTTCAGCAGAAACGCGACATCGAGGTATATCAAGAGCAGGTGCGCGCCTACCAAGAGATAACCCGCATTGAACAAGAGCGCGATGTGTGGTTAAACGAACAGCGCAACAAGCAACTTGTCGAATACGTGGGCTGGTGGGAGAAGACCCTGGCTGCTCAAGATGCTGCATTGGCGAAACAGACAGCTGCTGAAGAGGCTGCGGTTGCGAAGCAGATTGAAATCCAACAGCGACGCGACGTGGAGCTGTGGAAGATGCGCCAGAAACAAGAGGCTGATTATGTAGCCTTTTGGGAGCGTGAACTTGCTGCGCAGGATGCAGCGGTTGCTAAGGGCATTGCACTTGCAGAAAAACAAGCAATCGAAGAAATCAAGTGGGCTGAGACATCTGCTAAACAAAAGGTTGCGATTCTTGACCGTTTGCGGGCGTACCAAGCCAACCCCGCGATCTCTCAAGGTACAATTGAAAACACGTTCAGCGCAGCCGCTATTCGCGACTTGCCGAACTACGATGCGCTTGTGCAACAACTCGCATCAGTAGGACACGGAGCACGAGACGCTACACAGGCCACTAACGGGCTTAGCGCAGCTTTCGGCAATAACCGAGTGCGGACCGAAGCAATCGTTATTGCCCATGAAGCTTTGCAAGGCCGCTTTACTCGTATTCCGGGATCGCTGATGGTTATGATGGAGTATCTCAACTCCGCATCCATCTCGCTGACAGGTTTTAGCATGACCACACTTGGGGTGGTTGCTGCGCTCGGTGTTCTTGCTTACGAAGTCAATCGTGGTGAGCAGCAGACACGCGCATTTAACGATGCAATTAACCGGACTAACGGTTTTGCAGGCGAAACCCGCGACAGCCTTGAAGCACTCGCGCAGAGTGTGGGCAAGGTGCACGGGGCTTACACGGACGCATACAAGTCGGCCGCGCTGCTAACTTCGTCGGGGAAGTTCACTAAAGACCAGATTGACGAAATCACTGCCAGCGCAACCGGGCTAGCGCACGCCTTTGGCGTGGAAGTCAATAAGACGATCTCCGAATTTGAAACGCTTGTTGTTCGCGGAACCACTTCAGGCATTAATGGTTATTTCCAAGTCAGTAAGGCGATTGAAAAGCTTGACGAGCATTACCACTTCCTTACCGTCTCGCAGATGGAAGCAATTATCCAGCTTGAGAAAGAAGGTAAGTCTCGGGAAGCCTCTGCACTTGCGATCAAGCTTTATGCAGAAGAAACTAAGCGGCAAGCTGAAGCTTCCACCGAGTACATTGGTTGGATTGAGCGTGGCTGGCATGCTGTAACCGGCGCCGTCAAGGGTGCAATTCAGGCAATGGCTGATATTGGCAAGAAAAGCAGCCTAGCCAACCAAGAACAAACTTTAATAAACAAGCTTGCGAAGAATGACGATGGGTCGATTAAGACTGACACGACCCATATGTCTAAAACAGACATCTTGCTTTTGCAGCAGTATTATGATCTCGAGCAAAAGATTGGCAACGAGAATGAGCGAGCAGCAAAGCAGGCTGACCAAGAGCAGAAGGCTGCTGATGCAAAGCACTTACTGACTGTACGTGCTATTGAAGACGTGCGGCTGATGAAGAAGTCCCAAAGCGAGCTTAAAGACGCTTTGGACAAGTTTCATCAAGAAAACGATATTATTGAAGCGGGACTACCGGGTTATAAAAAAGACAATGCAGCATATCTTGCTGAGCGTGAAGAAAATATTATTAAGACTCACACGCAAAAGGTTGCAGCGGTCAAAAACGACGGACGCAAGCAAGACTTGCAGGGTGCATTGGATCATGAGACTGCCTTGTTCAACATGGCGAAGCAGTCTGGTGATGCACGCATTAAGCTGATTCAAGACCAGTTTAAGAAAGGTAGCCTGAGCCAAGAGGATGCATACGAGCAAGCTAAGGCTGCTCGTGCTGAAGAACTCACTGCACTCGAAAACGAAGAAAAGGCCAAGCTTGCAATCTTGGAGAAGTACAAGCCGCTGAACAACGTAGACGCAGCTAACGTCCGTAAGCAGATCCAGGCTACCATTGACGCATACAACGAAGGCAGGGCTAAGATTGCTGCTGCCCAAGCGTTGGCTGACCAACAGTTCAACGAGCAGCAAGTTGACAAATACGTCAAAGCGATCAATAAGTCCGGTGACGATGAACTTAAACGCCTGAACCAGCTGATCGATAAACAAAAAGAAAAGAACGGGGAGATTGGCAAGACCAAAGAGCAGATCGACCTGTACAAGCAGGCTCAAGAGGACGCTGCAACCAACGAGCTTCAGGCACAAGCAGACGCAATACAATTGCTGCTCGAGAAGGGTGTTATTTGGACCGAGCTTGGTGTAACTTACGCGAGTGTGGGCAGCGAGGCTCAGAAGATGTATGAGGCTGAGCTTGACAAGCTGAAGCAAATCATCGAAAAGCGTCGAGAATACTCCGGCACACTTAACCGTGGTGCGGAATTAGAAGCTGCTGCTGCTGCTCAAAAAGAAGCTGACCAGCTTTGGAAACAAACCAATAAAAAGATTGGTGACGACCTTGCGAGCGCAATTGTCGACGGTGGCGGCAAAGGCTTGAAAAAGCTCATCCATGATATGGAGGTATCGTTTGCAAAAACGATCCTGCACCCAATCATTGAACCTGTGAGCAACTTTGTAGCAAGTGTGGTTAGCCCGAATGCTACGGCTGCAGGCTCGGGGGCTAATCTGCTCGGAACCGCGTCATCTATCTCTAACTCGTACAATCTGCTTAAAGGCAACGTGTTTGGCGGGGCTGGTACTGCTATCGCTGGTGTCGGTAACGGATTGAGCTCTGTTGGATCTTACTTCGGTTTGGGCTCTCTCGGTGGAAGCGGCTTGTCCGCTTTCGGTGCAGGTATGGCTGGTACTGTACCAATGGCTGGCGGTTTTACAATGATGACCGGAGCTGCGGAAACCTTCGCAAGCGCAGGTATGGCAGCTGAGGCTAGTGCTGCCACCTTCGGTGCAGCCACCGCAGCAGCTCTTCCATGGATTGGAGGTGTGATAGCTGCCGCTGCCCTATGGGACAAAGCTTTTGGGCACGGTCCAGCTGAGGTTCAAAGCCAAGGTATTAAAGGCTGGATCGATGGTTCGGCTGCGGGAGGTATCTCGTATCAGAATATTAAGGAGAAGGGTGGTTGGTTCCGTAGCGATAGCAGCTGGATGGCTGGTCAAGACCTTACAAAGGACTTCACCAATACGTTGTATCAAAGTTTCCTAGCTCTGCGGACTACCGCTCATCAAGCTGCGAGCGACCTTGGTCTGTCTACTGAAGCGATTGATAGGTTCCAAACAACGTTTGATATCACGTTGACGAACGATACTGCTGCTAACCAAAAAGCCCTCACGGACTATTTCTCTAGCCTCAGCGACGATATGGCCAAACAGGTCATTCCGAACATTGCTGAGTTTAGCCAAGCTAATGAAACTGCGTCTCAAACTTTGACGCGCCTGAACAATGTCTTCAAGGTGACAGACCTTGCGGCGCAAGCCCTTGGAAAAGATACCAAGACGGCGTTTGGGGCAGTAGGCTTGGCGTCGGATTCGGTCCGTGAACAACTTGTGAGCATGATGGGTGGCTTGGATGCAGTTAATGCATCCATTAACTCGTACACGCAGAACTATCTTACCGACTCAGAAAAGATTGCTCCGCTCACAAAAGCTGTATCGGATGCGCTTGACAAGTTGGGTCTGTCGAGTATCCAAACTGAGGCACAGCTCAAAGCTGTGGTCGCTGGGCTCGACCTGTCTACTCAAGACGGTGTCAAGCGATTGGCTGATATCATGTCTGTGCAGGACGCTTTCTTTAAGGTCCAGGAATTCCAGAAGGGTCTCACAAAAGACCGCCTAGCCCTTGAGTCCCAGCTCGCGGACCTCACTAACAACAGCGTCGAGAAGCAGCGTGTGGTCACTGCGCAGCGTCAGATGGAGTTGGATAGTATGGATGCAAGCCTGCGCCCGTTGCAGGAGCGTGTGTGGGCACTTCAAGATGAAGCTGACGCAGCAACTAAGGCTAAGCAAGCGTCACAAGACCTGCTCGACAGTCTGCTGAAACAAGCCGACAGCGATTACAGCCGTCTGTCCGATGCAGTGAGCGCGCAAAAGACCGCTATTGAGGATGCTTACAACGTACAAAAGGATTCGATTCAAAGTGCTGCGGACGTTGCAAAAAAGGATGCGCAGGGGCGACTGAAGGTTGCCCAGGATTATCTAAATGCCATCCAGCATGTGACCTCCAGCATCCAAAATGCTATCAAGAGCACCATTGTTCACTCAACACAGCTTGACTACTCGCGTCGATTGGCTGCTCAGAAGTATCTAACTAACCTGTCGAGCAGTGGTGCAGATCTAACAAAAGCTGGCGGTCTTGACGATGCATTGGCAAATGTTTCGCAAGTGTCTACAAAGATGTTTGCAACTGAGCTTGACTTTATGCGGGATCAAGCTCGTACAAAGCAGATCCTGGAGACTTTGGGACAAAGTTCCAAGACGCAAGAAGACTATACCCAGTTGCAAATCGACGGCATTAATGCTACCATTGCAGCAATTGACTCTGGAACCGCCGCTCAGCTCGCTGCTCTCGATGCTAAGTACAAATCGGACATTGCTGAACAGGATAAAATCCTTAACGATGCAAAGCAACGCAACGATCTTCTGAAGGGTATCAATAGCTCAGTCTTGTCGGTTCGCGATGCGCTGGTAGCGTTCAACAACTCTGCAACGATTGCACAAGCTCAGCAGGCTGTGGTCAACGCTCCAACTGGCAGCAGCTTTGAAAGTGCGAACGGCATGGGCTTGGACGTCCTGTATCAGCAGCTTCTCGGTCGTCCGGGTGATGCAGAAGGGTTAGCCTTCTGGCAGGACGCAATTAAGAACCGTGGCGCTACGATTGCTGATGTGGGTCGTGCAATTATGCAGAGCAACGAATACAAGTGGTTGCATCCGTTTGCAGATGGTATCAACGTTGTGCCGAAAACCATGCCTGCGCTTCTCCATGAGGGTGAGCGAGTCATGCCTAAAGCAGATAACAACGAACTGATGTCGCTGCTGCGGATGAAGCGGTCGGACAATAGTGCAGTGTTTGTCTCAGCGGTTCAACGACTGGAAGCGCAGTTTGCAGGCTTCCGCGCGGAAAACAAGGCAGGTATGGTTGCATTGCAGCGTGACACGGCAGTGACAGCAAGCAAGTTGAAGCGACTTGAAACTCAAGGTATCTTTATTCGCGACGCGACCTCGGGCGTATGAAAATTATTCGACCAGCTGCAATAAAAGACAGCGGGGCCTTTAGCCGGGCCTCATCTGCTACCATGTGGGACAAAACCGGGACGTTGATAACGGTTGCAAATGACGTCCCACGGTTTAGTTATGATCCAACGGATTTAACTAAACCTCCGTGTCTGCTGATCGAACCTGTTGCTACCAATCTTGCTGGTGGCTTCGGTCCTTCATGGTTTTTTAACGGTGGTGTGGTTTCTGCCAGTCCAAGTACCGACCCGACAGGGGCTACCGGGGCCGCCCGTTGGGCACTTTCCGGGATAGGTGATGGGTATTACATGCGGAGCGGGCAGGCTGGCGCCGGTGTTATGACTGACGGGGCTGTTCACACTCTGAGCGTGTTCTTTCGCTACGTAAGTGGAACGGGAAATTTGCAATTCGGACTGGAGTCGCCTAGCCAATATGCAGTTTTTAACCCTGTGACATTACAGGTACTGAGTACAACAGGTGGCGCAACTATCAAATTTACTAACGTTGGAGGTGGCTGGGTCCGTGCTGCCGTGACCTTTATCCCTGATTCGACCGGGAACAGGACTCTCCACTTGTACCGAGACGACTTCGGAGCAGCGCTTACGGTTGATATGTTTGGTCCTCAAGTCGAAGTGGGAAGTGTTGCTACATCTTTCATCCTTACAACGACTGGCCCTGTCACCCGTGCAGCCGATGTCAACACGCTGGGATTGATCAGCACACTTACGGAAACCGACTATCCTTTGCACGACGTGACCAAGCTGTACGTAATTGGTGACCGTGTGATGGATACCTCAACGGGACAACACAAAGTCTACGAGTCTGCGACTGGTAGCACGGCCACAGTCTCAATCAGCGCAGCAAGTCCATGTGTGGTCACTTGGAATGGCCACGGGCTGGCTGCAAATACGCCTGTACAATTCACTTCAGGGACGGTTCCGACGGGTCTGGCGCTGAACACTGTGTACTATGTGTCAAGCACTAACCTCCTGGCCAATTCGTTCCAGCTTGTGGCAGCTGTGAACGGCACAACGAACATCAACACCAGCGGGTCGGTTGGAAGCGCTACAGCGAGAGCGTCCACAAACTACGGAAAAGTACCCCCGAACACCGACTACTGGTTGGACGCAGGTTCTACGAATAAATGGGCAATGTTTGACAAATCCGTCGGCTCCCAGACTTCCAACGTTGGTGCAATCTGCGCGGGACTGACCACACCTTCGGATAGTCTTGTTGACAGCATTGTCCTGCAAAACATTTCGGGCGCAACTGCTGCGCGTGTGGCTATGCTGCACCCTGTAGACGGAGTAGTTTATGATCAGACGGTTAGCTTGATTTCAACAGACGGGATAACCGATCCATATACTTACTGCTTTGAGCCGATTGTACGACTGACGGACGTTGCGTTCTTCAATCTGCCGCCATACTCGGACGCAATAATATCGATCGCGCTGTTCAGCAGTACCGGGGAAACCGTGTATTGCGGTCTTTGCCTGATGGGTCTGTCAAAGGTATTCGGACCAACTCAATCCGGTATGTCGATGAGTAGTCAAGACTACTCCGTTAAAGACACGAATGACTTTGGTCAGACCTATGTCCAAGAACGTCCTTTTGCAAAAACAATGACGCTCACAGCATTCATTGACCGCGCTAAAGTAAAGATGTTCTTGGACTTGCTTAACAGCTATCGCGCAATCCCGGTTGTGTATGTTGGTGACGATTCTGAAACTGGCTCAATGCAGTACGGGTTCTACAAGGAATACAGCATGGGTGCCGACTATGTCGAGCACGCGACTCTCCACATTGAAATTGAAAGTTTGACATAATGGCTATCACACTCCTTCCTCCGGCTCCGACCCGCCTGATGGATTCCGCCACTTATGTGGCGACGATGAACACCTGGATTGCTGCACTGCCTACTTTCGTTAGTGATGCAAATGCGCTTGCTGCTAACTTGAATAGCATTGCAGCAGGCGGGGCGTATGCGATTCCGTACACGTTCGACATCAATACGACCGTTAGTGATCCGGGTAACGGCAAAATGAGGATGAACCAAGCTACCTTGCAGTACACTGCTACAACGCTTGTACTGGATGATCTTGGTTCTGATGGGACTACCCATGCGGGCGATCTAGATAACATGGACGCATCGTCTAGCGTAGTTAAAGGCGCAGTGCGAATCGTAAAAGTTTCCGACCCAACAAAATGGCAGACATTTAATGTCACAGCGGTAGGTAGACCGGGTGGATATCACACTCTTACTGTTGTCAATGTAGGCGGCAGTTCTTCCAGCCCTTTTGTTAACGGGGACGCTGTCCTACTGTACTTCCAGCGCACAGGTGACATCGGCCCTCCGGGCACATTGGTTCGCCGTGTAACTAGCGTAGCTTCAAACACGGCCCCAAATCCGAATATCGCGACAACAGACCTCTACGTTATTACTGCACTTGCAGGCTCGTTGACTATTGGAGCCCCAACGGGGACGCCATCTGACGGTCAAGGTTTGATGTACCGAATCAAAGACAACGGCGTAGCACGAACAATCGCATATAATGCCATTTATCGTGCATCAGTCGAACTACCTTTCCCGTCCACTACCGTCGTGGGCAAGACGTTGTATCTTGGCTTTATCTACAACGCTGCTGACACTAAATGGGACTTGATCGCAGCGATCAACAATATGTAAGAGGTGGACAATGGCGACAATGTATGCACTTCCATCCCTTACTGACCTAAACGTAACAGGGGGATGGTCTAACACTTCTGGTGGAGCTTCCAACGGGTCGAAGCCGACGATTAACGACACGGCAATCTTTGACGCCAACTCCGGGTCCGCAAGGACTATCTCGGGGAACATCTCAGTTCAGAATATTAACACCACCGGGGCGGCAGCAATGACGTTCTCAGGGACTATCGGTGCTTACGGAACTGTGTGCAATCTGTCGGGCATGGTTAGTGTGGCTACACTAAATGTTGACCAGCAGCTCGGCAATACTAATGTAGTCACTCTAACCGCAGCTAATGTTTCTATTGGTACGTTGGGTGTGGCGACAGGACTAACCCTTGCATCTAATGTTGTCGTAACTGGAAACGTAACGCTTGATAAAGCACTTGATACAGACGCCACTACAGAGCTACCCTATACAATCAACGCCAGCGGGTACAGCTTCACATTGGGTAAGCTGACTAATACGTCTGCCGCAACGGTCACTGTAAACATGGGCAGTGGTACTTGGACCTTCACAGGCTCAGGAACAGTGTTTGATGATACTTGGTTGACCGTTACCAGCGGGGCAGGGTGTACTGTGAATATCACAGATACCAGTGCAACCGCGAAGCAGCTGTATGGTAAGATTTCTGGTACATCTGGAAATACAGCAATTGTAATTTCAGCCACAGGCTCAGGTGGAGTGACGTTTGTTAATGCTAACACGTTCAGTAGTGTGACAGTGCAACCCGGATGTACCGTTCGCTTTATGTCAGGCGGAACGCTGACAGCTGCATCGTTCTCCATTACGGGGGTGGCAGGGAACGGGATCACTCTGCAATCAGGCACAGCAGGTAACCGAGCATTCTTGACTAAAACTGGTGGCGGTACTGTCTACCTAGACTACTGTTCAATCAAGGACATTGGCTTCTCCCCCACCAGTACGTTTGTTGGCCGTGCTAGCACGGACCTTGGCAACAACACGGGCATTACCTTCTACAAGGCTCTTCCAAATTTCGCAGCCTTCTTCTAAGGAATAACAATGATTCAATATACACGAAACGGGGAGCCGTTCGACATCAACCACATCCACATTATTGACGATGTTCAGTACCCGGTAGGTTGGTTTTATGATGCAGATAACCGGGCTGCTATGGGGATTGATGAAGTCGATGTACCGGATGTAATTGACCTCGAAGCGCTTAAGAGCGCCGCCATTGCCAAGTGCTACACGGATGTTGACAGTATTTATGTGGATGCTGTAGGCAACCGCACCGAAGAATACAAGGATGCGGAAGTGGAAGCGCGTGCTTTCGCAGCGGCAGGTTATACCGGTACAGCATCCGATTACGTGCACGGCTACACCCTTCATAACCCGACTGGTGAAGTGCAGACCGACCAATGGGCTGCTAACCAAATCATTCAAAGAGCAGATGCATTCGCGAACGCAAAGCTGGCGATGCGAAATCAGCGTTTCGCCAGCCAGTCCGCTATGCGCGCAGCTACCACACCTGCAGAACTGACCTCTGCGGTCGATGTGTGGTCAAACTTTATCTCAAACCTTCGCACTCAACTGGGCATCTAACACAACAAACCAAACATAGGAGTTTCGCATGGATTATGCTGCTGCTCGCGTTCAGATTCAAACTGGTGACCTGATTGCTGTGCGGGATGTGCATAACATCCTCGGAACTCTCACTCAGGTCTTCACCCATTCACCTTACACCCACACAGGCGTGGCAGTGTGGTTAGGGGAGAGGCTATTTATAGCAGACCTAAACAGTGGGCGCAATCATCTGACCGCTGTGTCCCAACTGTCTAATTTCGACGTGTGCGACCCGCCTTCAGGTTTGAATCGTGATGACATTGAGCGTGCAGTGTTCGACTGGTTAGCGAAACAAATCGATTACGGGTTCCTCGCGTTCCCAATCATCGGTTTAAAATGTGCGTTACGCCTCAAGATATTCATCCATTGGCGCAAGATCATTGTCTGTTCTGGCGGGTCGGTGCAAATCTACGAGATGGCAGGATGGTCCGAACACAGTCGTATGATTTCACCTGGCGAATTGGTGGATGAGTTGTCCATTAAACTGGAGGTCAGGACTGTTGTGTAAAATCCTTGCGTAGGGTGCTACAGGAGCGTACAATTGCAAACACGCAACTTCTTCTCAGGCCCTAAAATGACCGACGACCTCAAGCATCTTGCTGACGTATTATCCATTACTACGTGGGTGAGCGCTTTGCTAGGCCTGGTCCCCGGTTTGACCACACTCGCGGCGTTTATTTGGATGTGCATCCGGATCCGAGGCGGCATTCTGGACAACCGCCTGAAACAAAGGCAGCTTGAGCAAATGGAGAAACAAAATGATCGACAGTCGAAGCCTTGAAGAACTGCTCCCGGTAGTCCGGACGAAAGCTCTTGCGTTTCTTGCAGCATGCGAGAAGCAGGGCGTGCAAGTGATGATCTATTGCACCTATCGCGACAACGAGTGCCAAGCAGGTCTGTACGCGATGGGTCGCACCAAACCGGGCAAGGTTGTCACCAATGCCAGGGCTGGTGAGTCGTACCACAACTATCGTTGCGCCTTTGATTGGGTGCCGATGGTTGGTAGCAAACCGCAATGGGGCGACGCTGCACTGTACCTGAAGTGTGGTCAAATCGCGGAAAGTGTCGGCCTGGAGTGGGCTGGGCGCTGGAAGACGTTCAAGGAAACCGCTCACTGCCAGTACACGGGCGGGCTAAGCATTGCTGACCTTAAGGCTGGAAAGGAGGTGAAATGATGGACTTCTCTGCACTCCTGAAAACTGTCGCGCCGTGGATCGGCACCGCAATTGGTGGACCGTTGGGCGGCATGGCTGTTGAAGCTGCGGGCAAGGCCCTTGGACTGTCCGAGAAAACCGCCGACACGCTAAAGCAGGCGCTGTCCGGTGCAACCCCAGAGCAGATGCTGGCGCTGAAGAATGCTGACAACACCTTTGCGCTGCAGATGCAGGAACTCGGCTTCAAGAATGTTACCGACCTGGAAGCCATTGCGGCGGCAGACCGCAAAGATGCCCGGGATATGCAGAAGGCTACTCGTTCATGGGTGCCGGCAGCGCTGTCGATCGCTGTAACCTTCGGGTATTTCTTTATCCTCGTCGGCATGATGACGGGGTGGCTGAAGGTGTCGGACTCCCAGGCGCTCCTACTGATGCTTGGTTCCCTGAGCACCGGCTGGGGTGTGGTCATGGCCTTCTGGTTCGGCACGACCCACGACAGCGGTCGCAAGACCGAACTGCTTGCGCAGGCACCGGCAGCAACGAGCAAGTAACGACCCTGCCGCACACGGCAAGGGGTGCAGGCGCTGCGCAAACCCTGCACCCCGTAGCAAACCCCCTCCCGCGCCCTGCGCACCGTACAGCACGTTTTAAGCGGTTTCCTCCTCGTCATCTTCTTCCTCTTCCTCGGACCCATCCGGCACAACTGGTCCATCCTTAAGGTAACCGACTTTCTTAAGGATCTTATTAGCTTCGTCTACGTACCACTGATAATTGATGTCGGTCGGGAACTCACTAGGCAAGTTCATCAGCGGTTTCGCATTGTCAGTTCGCGCAACTTTATTGCCAGTCTTGGCAGATATGATTTCCCCCTGCGCGTCAACAGCATAGTACCAACGTATGAGCTTCCCGAGGTATTCGCCTTGGGTGACGGGGCAACACAACTTGTATGCCTCCGCAAGAGTGCAGCCCTCGTCCAAGTTTTGATGGGAGGGCTGATGAATCCATTTATCCGCATGCCATGGAACCCATCCGTTTTTCTGGACAACTGACAGCATTTCTTGTACTGAAGCGTTTGGGTCATACATGCTACCTGACATCTTAACAGCTCCACCACTAACTGCGCGCATCGTTGTGAACTTCTTAATCTCTCGACATGCGCGGATTGTAACGTCTGGCGCAGTGCCGTTTTGAATAAACGCTTTGACCGCGTCAATGCAGACCTCATTAACCGCGTTCTTTTTAGACGACGTTTTCGCATACAGACCTTTCGTTTTAAATAGTTCACCCTTCTGAGGTTTCTCGTAGACAGCAATGTAGTTGTTCACGTCCTTGCTGTATGTGCCACAGTAGCGAGTCTCCTCAGTGTTCAGGCCAGTTGCCTGTTCCCACCACTTGACCAGCGAATTAAAGAATTCACGTTTGGACTTGTGGCACTTGACCACAATACCGTCAGTGTTGACCGAGCAAACTTCGATGCCATTGAGTTCGCATGCTTCAGCAAGCATGAGAATCGACAACTGGCCGGTAAGTGTCACTTGCAACAACAGGTCAGGTGAGTACATGATCGACCACTTGCTTCCAAGCTTACCGAACGTACCGTTAATAACAATCTTAAGGCTGTCAGCAGTGACCGTGTCGCCGGCAGCTTTAGCCTTCACGCGCGCTTCAACAATTGCCCGGAACACGCGCAAGAAGTCGACGCCGAGGGCTGCTGGTGCAAGGCCTGCATTCAGGATAAGGAACGGGTAGTACGACGTAACGTCAGTGTCAATCACTTCGTACTCGTCGTCTGCTACATGCGCAACGTTCTTTTCCTGCGTGTGCATGCCACCGATGCCAACCTTGTAGTTGCTGTTACCCATTCGGATAACAAGATCGTCAAATTCTTTCGGCGGGATAACCTCACCAGTAAAGCCATCCACTTTGAACACCGCATTTGTGACCACACTCATAACATGGTTCATGAGCGGAGTCTGAAACCGGATGTACGCTGGTGGTTTGTACTTGTGTTCGAACGCTGGGTTGACCACAGGCTTCGGCAGATACTTAATCCGCTTCAGCTTGCGTATCTCACTCGACATAATGGCTTCCGCCATCTGCGCATCTGAGTGCGAGCGAAGATCAATATTGTATTTCTTGCCGACAGCTTCCCGCAACTGAATCTGTTCAATCAAACTGTTGTGCAGAATGATTGTGTTGTCCAAGTCATTAATGTTGTAGTAACGAAGAACAACAATCTGTTGCTGGGTTAGATACGTACCGGGTTTGAATGGCAGGTCTTGCAAGCGCGGTGCATGCAGGCGCCCAGCGCACACCTTCAAACCGGGAGCAAGTGCAGTCAGTTCAATAAGGTCAATCTGGTCAATCTTGAGCGCGTGCGTCTTGTACTTCTTGTAGACCTCTTTAGGCTGCAATCGCTCAGCGATGAGCATGACCGTTGCGTCCCAGAGTTGCTCAGGATCGTAGTGCCCCGCAAGCACGAGTGTGGTCACAGGGAAGTCATACTTGCGGCCATTGAAGTTGACGATGCAGAAGTTATGGAGCACCCATGTCAGCTTGGGAATGTCCAAGGGATATTCGTGATGTTCAAGAGGGTCTAGGTGGACCTCCATGATGAGCACCTTGCCGCAATCAATACCCTTAAAGCTGAACAGAGCGTAGTTCGGGTAGATCTCAATATCGTAAGACAAGCGCTCTCCGCGCTGCTGCGCAGCTAGGAGCTCCATGTCCGAGAACAAGTCAGGCTTGTACGCCAGTGCCTGCTCGTAGTTCGGCAAGTAATCAGGTTCAAGCCAAAACGGATGCGGCGGAGTACGCTTTACCTTTTCAACCTTGGGAGGTTTGACTTTTGCATGGTCCTCCCAAAACATGCCAATGGCGTCAGAACGTCGTGACATCTTATTCCTCTATAAGTACCGTATTGAGTGACGGCCAACACTGTAGGGTTTAGAGCCAGCAGCTTTTTTCAACATCAAATACCGGGACACCCGCTGCAACCAGCGCTTTCATCATGTCCCGCGTACCACTACCGCCCGGGAACGCCAAGCCAATTTGAGGTTGCCCGAACTTCTTCATCCAGCGATTACGGATTGGCCCGGCTGCGTTCTCGTAGTAGTGCCAATTTGCTTCGAACCCCATGCAAGGTAGGCCAGCATACTTGGCGTAGACTTTGGCCATGCGGTCGGCGCCTTTAGCTTCACCTTGAATGATGCAATACTCGCTATCCAGCCTGCGCTGCCCTTTGAAGTGCTCCGAAATGAGCGCGGGCAAGCAATGCAGAGTGTGGTTAAACAGAGCTTGATCTGCAAACTCGCGCCCACCACAGATGAGCACCTTGTCGATTGTAATCATTTTGTCTCCCATATTAGAGTTGAGACACCATGCTTCACATAGCGCCCCTGCAAACCCTTTACATTCAAGTGCATTGTTGAACCAGATTCAAGATAAAGCTCTGCTTTGTCAAATGGTCCACCCGTACACACGAACTTGCGCTTCTTTGCCTTACCAGGCTTGATGCCAGGCTTAAGTAACAGTTTCACCGTTTTCTCCCGATAATTGCACCGCGCAGCATTTCACCTTGGAAGATGCAAGCCTTAGGGTACAGGTTCCAATCAATGTGTGTGGCCACACCTTGCAGTAGAAGCAGATGGTCGACGTGATAGCTACCTTCGTTCATAAGGCTTGGTACGTCGTAGGTGGCGCCTTCGCCACCAGCTTCCGCTGCACTGGTGGCCAACTGCTGCATGTTGAAGTACAGCGCACCGCTTTTTTCGACAAATGGTTTAAGCGACTCAGCAGCGACAAAGATTTCTTCGTCAATTGCTGTTAAGAGCGCGTCAGGGTTATCCAGGATGCGGTTAAAGTCGGGCCACTTGTCCGACTCGTAAAGCTGGGTGCGCAGCCAGCGATTCCCCTCGTAATGGAACGTTATGCTGCCGTCCGTCAATTGCGCGTGCGTCGGAGGCTCGCCAATGCGCAGCATTTCTTTGACTGCTTCGCTTGGAATGGTTACCGGTTGCGGGAAGCTGAAGCCGACCCAGCGCTGGATAGCGATCACGTTGTTGGTGACTTGTAGGCAGTTATCAGCCACAAGCACGCCATTGGACCAACGCCTAGCAGCATCGTCACTCATGAAAGGTGCGACAACCTGTAAGCCTGCAAGCAGTGCAGTCCCGTCGATAGCAATATGCGTACCTTCAGGCATCGCATGTGGTGTGTCCTCTTGAATGCAGTCGACGAACACTTTGAATGTGCCGGATTTGACCGCAAGCCTGGCTGCAGGTGTCAAGCTCAGCTGCACCGTATCCTTGCAGTTTGCAATCGCTTTGATAAGCGTTTCAGCGTGTGGTTTGCAGGAGATGTCAAAAGGGATGGGCGTGCACAGCGCCAGCACGCCGTTGAACCCGCGCACCAGGCCATGTTCGATGACGAAATGCTTGAGCGCAGGCACGAAGTCCTTTTTCGCCACACTGCCGCGAACGAACTTGAGTGCGGTGAGGATGTCGGTCATTGTTGAATCTCCGAACGTATTTGCATGAGCAATATGCCCAAGCGGTTCAACCCTTCGCCTTTGCAGATGCCCCAGTAGGTGTCGCCCCAAGTGTTACCTTCAATGAGCTGAGCATCACCTGTCTTGATGAGTGCTGCGCGCAAGTCGGGAATCTGAAACTTGAGCTTCAGGAAATAAAGCATAACGTCCTCCCGAATCAAGTCCCAATCCTCACGCATCGGGTAAGCGCGCGCAATACGCTTAGCGTTCCCCGAAGTGGTAGCAAGGCGCACCCGCTCATGGTCTTTGGGTGTCGTCATCTTGTGCGCTTGGAACCCATGTTCAACGCTTGCGTATTCCTTGCCCATGAACACAACTGGTGAAGGGTAGAAGTTCGACAGGAATGCGTACTCCCCGCTGAACCGGTTGACCACACTCATTCCGCACCTCCGACTCCGTCCCACTTAATCCGCTCGACCAGCGTGCCGCAGCGCTCGGGCTCAGGCCATTGAATTGGGACAATGTGCGGGATTGGGCTGCCGTTGAAGTATTGTACATCCTCACCCGGTTGGAGCACAGGTTGTACGTCAGGAGGTGTGGTCATGGACTTGGGGCGGGACAGCGGTAAGCGAGCAGTCAGGATACATGGTCGACGTTCAACCCTGCCGTTACACAATACGTCCATCGTGTTGTCGTTATAGATTGCCATACTGACTCCCTAGAAAAGTTCTTGTATTTGTTCTACTTCAAACCGACCGCCGTTTCTGGAAATTCGGTCGTTAATGATATCGTTCAGTTCCATATAGCCGAGCGTGTTGTAACAAGCTCGCGACTCGTAGACTGTGGACAAACGCTCGAAGTTGAAGCCTTTAAGGTCAAGCATCATTTCAATTGCCTGCCGTTCCACGTCTTTAAGCGTACTAAGATGGCGACCTGCGTCATGCTTTGCAGGTGAGTCCTTTGACACAGCAATTGGGCCGTGCTCGCTGGTGAAGATGCTGCCGAATGCAGCAGCCTGAATCCAAGACGAAGAGTCCACACTCCACCAAGGGTAACGCTCCATCAGCCACGGCGCAGTCATACCGAACGCGTGCACCTTAAGCTTCGGTCTACCGCTACCGTCGAGCATTAGCGGCCAGATGCGGTCGAGCCAGACTTTTTGGTCTTGCGCAGTTTTGCGAACCAGGCCACCGATGGTGATGTAGTCATAGTTCGCAACGTAGTATTCGAGGTAACGGGGGTCTTCTCCAAAGTGAAAGCAAGGCAACGGCTTCGCACCCATTGCTTCCATGTAGAGCTGATTGCGGTAGGTTTGTAATGGGTCACCAATACCGTCAAGTACAGAAGCCATGACTGCACCATCCTCAACCCGTAGAATATCACGATTGCGGATAATGTAATCACAATAAGCATTAATATCGATGCTAACGCCCAAAGAATGAGCGGAGAAAGCACCAGAGTCAAGAAAAACTTTTGCACCTTGTTGCCGCATGACGTCGACATATTTTTGTCCGTTGACATAGTGAAAACTTTCCAGAATGTGAGGTACTCGGTCCATAATCCGCTGCTCAACCTCGGTAAGCTTTGAGTACCGATTTTGGGTCTTCATGTAGCTGTTCGTGTAGACCGCGGCTAAAAACAAATTCATGGTCAAAAGATAGTTGTTCTACGATTGACGGACTTAGGGAAGAATACTAGGTCACTAACTGGTAACACTACGGTGTCATTCCAATTTGGGAATGTTCCGTTGATACGTATAGCTCTGTTGTTAAACCAGCGTCGAATCTCGCTATTGCTAGCAGGCTGGCATGGCTTCTCCACTGAGAACGGAACAGCAGGCCTGATAGAAATAATGAACTCTAATGCTTGCATGGTGTTGGTCCGGTTAGGGTACTGCTGCCGCGCACGTACAGCGCTGGCAAGCGGTTCAAAGCGGGGTGCACGTATGCAAGTGTACCCCGTAAGTTGCGCAGCGTACAGCGCGTTTTAACGCTTGCGGAAGCTGGACATCTGAGGGCTCGACACCGGACGCGACGGCGGGACGTAACGATTCACAACGACGGTCTTCTTGATAACGGTGCGGTTGATGACAGGTGCAGGAGCAACCGCTTGCCGGCTGGGTGTGGTCATTGCATGGGTTGCAAGCGCGCCGAGCGCAGCGCCCGTGAGCAGTGCCCCGGTGTCCGAATGAGCCTGTTGTGGCGCCGCTTGCTGGATGATGACCGGTTGCTGCTGGTAGGCTGGCGGTTGAGGTTGTTGCTGATAGACGACCGATGGCGGTGGCGCGACACTTGGCGAGTTATTGCAGCCGCTCAGCAGAGCTAAGATAATGGCTGCACAAAAGAGCAGGATTGTGATGACGGCGTTTTTATTCATTTTTTTCTCCCTAGATGAAGTGTCGAATACCGTACTCGTCGATAAACGACGGATAAGCCTGTTTAACAGGAAAAACTGGAACCGCGTTGATCTCAACGTGAGACACGAATGCTAGCGCTGGAAAGTTCTGCTTGACCAACTTGCCAAAGAGGGGCTCGGGCAGTTCTACGCAAGCAGGCCAGCGTTTCGCGTTGCTCTGGTGAAAGTAAAACATCTCTTCAACTACATAGTTAAAGACCAGATACTCCTCTTTGACAAGTGTGGTCATAGCTGGACTAGCGCCCCTGCACCAGCGATAGGAATTCAGCGCGCGTTGCTGCTTCCGACTTGAAGACGCCGCGCAGAGCGCTCGTCACCGTTTCGCTGTTGGAGTTGCGGACGCCGCGTGACTCGACACACATGTGACGCGCGCTGATCCACACGCCGACGCCCTTGGGTTGCAGATGCTCGTACATTGCATCAGCGATTTGGTTGGTCATGCGCTCCTGCACTTGCAAGCGTCGAGCAAAAACGTCCGCCAGGCGGTCCATCTTCGACAAGCCGACAATCTTGCCGTTCGGGATATAGGCGATTGTGCAGCGGCCGATGATCGGTGCGAGGTGATGTTCGCAGTGCGAGTAGATGGGGATGTCTTTGCGCACCACCATTTCATCGCAGTTCTCGGCGCCATCCTCGAAGACCTTCAGGATATCAGCTGGCTGCATTCTGTAACCGCACGTCCACGCTTGCCAAGCTTTAACCACACGGTTCGGGGTCTCCAGCAGACCGCCGCGTTGTGGATCTTCACCAACCATGCGAAGAAGTGCTCGCACAATCTCATCGCGCTCGACGAGTTGCCGGTCGTTGTCGAAATCGGTCACCGGGACGTACTGCACACCGTCGATTTCAACCATGTCTTTGTGAAGGTATTCCATTACTTCTTTTCTCCGATATAAATGGCGCTATTGGCGCCGTGTTCAGCACACTCGCACGAGACAACGCGGACGCGATTACTTTCTGCCCACACCAAACCTTTCGCGCGCTTGGCTACGAACTCCCTGTTATTGGCATTTTGGATGACCTGCACTGCCATATCATAAGCCAGCTTTGCAAAGGCTTCGCATCCAACAGCGGGCAATAGCAGCACATCTGCAATTGTGCCGTTGAGAGAGCAGATTGCGTCCAAGTTTGGATCATCTTCAGCGACAACAAGCTTGTGGTCAAAGGTTGCTTGCAGCTGGCGCTTCAGTTCTCTTAAACCCCCGAAGTCTTGGACCCAATTACGGTCGTCTAGAGTGTCCGCTTCAAAGACAAACTTGAACGACAGCGCGTAGCCGTGCAAAAGTGAGCAATGCGAGTGAGTTGCTGCATGCTGCCGGAAGCATGCGGACAGGCCGAGCTCGTGACCGAATGTCTTAGTTGATTGATAAGTCATTATTCCACTGCCCTTTGTGCAGCCTCCATATTCGGGATCACATTATTATAATTCCGGGTTTTAGGCAAATCCATCAAGCCCTCCTTCCACGCACGCACGACCAACGGGTCAGGCACGCCAGCCTCTTCGAACCCCTTGGCGCGCAGCAGGGTTGCGTGATCGTGTCCGACCGGAGGATAGGCGCCGTCGTAGCTGGTATGACTATACGCGAGCGCTTCCATGCAGCCTGGCAGTTCCATAGCCAGCTTGACCGACTGCGCCTTGGTGAGGAACATCAGCGGGGTAAGGATACGCAGCGGCGGCAGGGTGCCCGGTTCGCCGGTGAACGTGCCGTGGTTGATCGTACTTTGCAAGGCGTTGATAAACACCGCACGGCAGTCAGGGTAGCCGCCGGAGTCTTCTTGGCAGACGCCCGTCACCAGCACGTTGCAGCCCATGACATAGGCGCGATTCGCAGCGACGGTCAGGAACAGTTGGTTGCGCATCGGCACGAACGTCTTTTCCAGGCCGCCAGGCAGACTGTGGTGATCAGCATACTGCTCGAGCTCAACCGCCCGGTTGACCAGCGGCGACGTACCCGCAAGGATGCCTTCACCGAGTTGGACCAGTTCCATTTTGGCCGGCGGGATACCAAGAATCTTGGCAACCTTGAACGCTGACGCAATTTCAATTGCGTGCTTTTGACCGTAATCGAAGGTGATGGTGTGGACGTCGAAGCCTTGGGCAATAGCCCAGGCTAGGCAGGTAGTGGAGTCTTGGCCGCCGCTCAGCACGACGAGAGCTTTCTGTTTGGACATGTTATTTCTCGTTGTTGAAGTAATCGATCTGGACTTGAGTGAACGAAGCAACAATGGCAACAATGAAGATGAGTGCGTAAAACAGGCCCACTGCGCCCCACACCCAGCCCGGCGCATTCAAGCGGTCCATGAGCAGGCCCACTGCAATTGCCTGCGTGAGCACGTTGCCCGGGCGAGCCGGCAGATTGCTGTACGCGAAGACGCGCTTTTGTTTCTTAGACATTACATGACTCCCATTGCAAAGATTGCGTTGTGGATTGTGGCGCGGAGGTCCGCTTCTTTTTGAGTTTCGTCCGGATGGTAAGGATTCTGCACCATACCCTTTAACATACGAACCTCGTCCTCGTCCAAGGTAAGGACCATTTGAAAAGCCTTTTGGACGATAACGTTAGATTTAGCACCCGCCATTATTCGACCCCTATGATTTTGTGGATCTGCAATTGGAGGATGTATCCGTGCTGCATACAGCTACGCTTGACAGCGCGGACGTTGCGCATGTAATCCGCGTCATGCTTTGGGTCCATTGGTTGCAGATAGATCGGACCGTTGAACCCTTCGTGGGGACGAGCGACGCGCGGGGCGCATGTGTGGTTAAGCGCACGGATCGGTAGGCCGTCGAGGTCCATGCTGTTATAATCCAGCACGTACTTGTAGGCGTCGATGTGTGGCCACAGAGACGGGTTGACCTTGCCAGCCTTTGGGCTGCAAACGATCGTGACGTCGTCAGGGTGTTTGTTGATCACCTCAAGGAACTCTTCGGATGGTGCGAGCGTGCCGTTTGTTTCGATCTGAACATGCGTCCCGTTTGCAATCAATCCTTTTACAAACGGACCAATGTTTTGGCGGAAGGGTTCACCACCGGTAATGACCACAAGCTTGTGGTTCATTTCTTTGGGAAAGAGCCTGCATGCGCTGGGACCGAGGATGTGGATGTGCAAATGCTCGCGACCTTCGGTGTACTCCGTGTCACAGGACGGGCATTGAAGGTTGCACCCGGCCAGCCGCACAAACACGGACGGATAACCGCAGTACGGTCCTTCGCCTTGGATTGTGTAGAAGAGGGAGTGCACCTCCAAGCTGGAGCCGTCGTCAGCTTGGCGCCGTTTTTCAGGCGCTTGGGTGTTGATAGGAATCATTGACAACCTCACGAGGATCGAGCAAGCCCTTAGCTTGTCGAGTACGGGTTTATAGGAGGGGAAAGCGCGAGCGTCTATGAGTGGAGGAGGGCGCTCGCGTTTTCTTTGCTACAACTACTTGGACCAGGCCGGCGCCGAATTAGGCGGCTGCGGTGTTGGTTTGGTCGTTCGATGCAGTTTCAGCAGCGGCCGGCGCAACTTCGACAATCTTCGGCACCGAGCCGAATACGCCGTTGAAGGTCTTCCAGCGGGCGTACTGCGTGCGGGTAGTCGCGTCGTTCAGGCCAGCAGCGCGGGCGGCGGTCAGCAGATTCGAGATCGGCACCGGTTGTTGCAGACGTGCGGATTCAGCGTCGGCCAGGGCCCAGACCTTTCCGCAGGCGCCGTCTGCTTTCGGGCGGGTGATGCCGTTCTGGCTGGGCATGACGACCTTGGTCTTTTCGGCTTGCTTAGCAGCGGCAGCATCAGCCTTTGCTTTGGCAGCGGCAGCAGCGGCATCTTCCTTAGCCTTCTTGGCGGCGGCAGCAGCCTCTTCTTTGGCTTTCTTAGCTTCAGCGCGCGCAGCATCGGCCTTTTCTTTGGCTTCTTTCTTGGCAGCATCAGCGGCAGCTTTTGCAGCTTCCTTTTGGGCTTTAGCTTCAGCCTTGGCGGCGTCAGCAGCAGCTTTTGCAGCAGCTTTGTTTTCAGCTTCGATTTGTTCGGCGGTCTTTTCGACCGGGGCGGCTTGGTTTTCCATGATGACTCCCTAGTTGTGGTTTGAGATGAACTACAGGTGAATAATTTGGCTGCGAGTGATTACTATAACAAAGCCTTTAATGCGGGGCAAGCGATTTTTTCTGGATACTTACAAATTTTTGGTGCTCTTCCACTTGGAAAATTGGACACTCATGGTACTTGGGTTCACTCCCTCAGCTTCGCAGGCTGCTGCAACAGCTTTGCGTAGAGCTTTCAGGTCTAACGCTGCACCAGTCTTCTCATTTGCCTCACGCTGGAGTTGCAATTGCCGGTCAGCAATCTCCCAAACCCTAGCAGTCTTACCTCCAGCTTTGGGCGCCTCCGCTGGAGTGTGGTTAGCGGTGCGCTGCGGCGCTGGTGCGGGGGTAGCTGCCGCTTGCGTAGCGCGCGCAGGCAGCGTTAAAGCGGGAGGGTTAGGGGTAACTATGGGGGCAACCCCAGCGCGCGCTGTAAGCGCTTGCGGTTTGTAACCATCAGGCATCGGGGTAGGCGAAACGCGCCCAGGCACGTACTTAAAGAAGCCTTGCTCCTCATCCTTGATGTGCAGAGATTGCGCACGCAGCTCCAACGCATTGACTTGCACGGGTTCAATGGTTGCAATGAGTGCAATAATGGTCTTGACCAGAATTTCCCGGCTGTAGCCCGTGTACTTTTGTCCGGTAAGGTTTTGGAACAAGAGTTTGAGCTCCAGGTCCGTGTAACGCGTGAACGACGCAGGATCGTCGTCTGCTTGGCATGCTACCGCCGCATTCGTGAACTCGATAGTCATAAGATTAAAGAGCACGTTCTGATTTGGATGTCGGTAGCGCACGCACATCTCTTCGAGGTCCAACAGAATAAACATGGTTATGCCTTACCAGAAATAAGCTCTTCAAACCGGGTCAGGAAGGCAAGCTTCGCACCGTCGTTCGACCACGGTATGATTTTCTTTTCAAGAGGTTGCACACCGGTCAAGCACTCCCATTTGTCCCACGTTACAGGCATGAAATCGCGGCGCTCAGTGGCAAGGAGTATCATGTCTGCCTTCTTGACAGATTCGTCTAGTTGATCTGGTAATCCAAATGCGGAGAAAAGAGCAGCTTCTACACGCTTTTCAATACGCCTGTAATCGGGCAGCAAACGCTTGAGAGGCGAAGACACATCCCCGAGGTATGCTTCCGATCCGTCGTGCATTAGACCTTGCAGCGCAAACTTGGGCGGAACAATATGGGATACCATCACCGAATGCTGGGCGACAGAGTAATGGCGACTCGTATGCCCGGTGAAGCGGCAGATACGCGACAGCGCGTGTGCAATATCACGAATATTGAAAACGTTCTGTTCAGGTTCATCAAAGTTGAAGAAACCGCCTGTGGCAGTGCAGATGTAATTTTGGGAATTGGACAACACAGTTAGTTCCTTTCTGCCGAGTTAAATATTTTTAGCACAATTAATTATACACGGGTTTGCGCTAACGCAAAATGATTTTAAAAAGGAACTTCATCCCCAACGATTGGTTTTTGGAAGGCTCCAGTAAAACTTACTTGGTGAACTTTAGGATATGGGTGGCAGTTCATCCAGACCTTGACAGCTTTCGGCTCAAGCAGCATGTGAATTTGTTCATGAGCCTTGGCGGTGCTTGATGGAAACTCGGCACTTGTTCGCTCTGCCCACCACTTACGGGCTTTTCGCTGTGCCCCGCCTTCGTGCTCAAAAAACACAAAGTCGTTGAACTTCTGATTACCACACCAGTAAGTGACGCGCAGGCATTCAGGTTTGCCAATCTTCCGGTGGATATCGTAAGTGATGTGTTTGACCACAAACTCTTTGAAGACTGGAGCATCGTCCTCTTTAACCGTACGGATAAGCTCACCAGTGCTCGCCTCGGCCACAATTTTGCTCTTGAAGCTGAACTCGGCGCCACAACCAAACTCTGTCTTAAAAGGGTGACCTCCACAGAACCGCGCGCTCGGATGGTTGTACATCCCACAACCTTTGAGTTTCGGTGCATTTTTATCGTCCGGTTGCAGCAGCTTCTCGGTATCGCAGGTTTTGATGGGTAATTCACCCGTTCCCTTACCCTTCTGTTTTGGAATAACAGGGTCATTAATCGGTCCAAGCCGCTCTACGTTACGTGCAAAGTCAAAGACCAAGCAATCATGCTTCTGGCTGGCAGCAATGGCAGCTAGGCGTCCAGCTTTAGTGGTGAGGTCGTAACCGGGAGCGTAGTCTGGTCGAGTTCCACGACCAAGCATCTGCACCCACAAGCGGGACGATGCTGTGCCGCGCAACATAATGATGAAGTCAATCTTTTTGTAGTTGACGCCTGTGGTCAAGATACCGTTGTTCACCATTGCAGTGAACTTGCCGTCCTTCCAGTCCTTGATGTTCTGGTCGCGTTCGCCGTCCGACATATTGCTGTGGACACAGCGCGCGGGGATACCCAGATACTGAAGCATCTCGGTTACCTTGACTGTATTTGCGACACCTGTGGCAAACACGAGCCAATGTTCACGGTTCCGAGCCAACCCACCTGCTACAGTTTCTTGAACTGCTGCAAATGTGACTTCGTCGTTGCTGGATGCTTTTTGGAGTTCTTTTTCTACAAACTCTCCACCGCGGACGTGCACGCCTTCAAGATTAATAAAGGTGCTGGTAATAGGCGATACAAGTGGAATGAGATAGCCTTCTTCAATAAACCAATTGAAAGAAGCCATGTCCGTAGCGTTGAAGCAGATATCTGTAAAGATACCACCTTCGTCCGTAATCATACCCTGACCAGTGCGCCACGGGGTTGCGGTGAAACCGACAAGCTTGAGGTACTTGTTAACTTCTGTCAGCTTCGCAATGACCTTGCGGTACATCGTGGTTTCTTTATCGCTGATCAGATCACACTCGTCCACAAGCATGAGGTCAACGTGACCAAACTTCTCTATGTGCTTGTTAATAGACGCGATGCCGCAAAACGTAATGCGGTTGAACAAGTCTTTACGCTTAAGACCAGCACTAAAGATGCCGGCTGGTGCGGTTGGCCACAGCCCTAGGAACTCCTCGTAGTTCTGTCCGATAAGCTCTTTGCTGTGCGTGACGATCAGAATACGCTGGTTAGGGTATTGCATCAGCACTTGTTGCAGGAATAGGGCAATGCAAAATGCCTTGCCTGTGCCTGTTGGCAATGCGACAACCGGATTACCCGTAGCATGCGTCTGAAAATAGTGCCAAATAGAGTTGACTGCCTCGGTTTGGTAGTCCCGAGGGATAAGAGGCGCCGACATATTACATCACCGAGGCGTAGAAGGTCTTGCAGCCTTTGAGCTGACGTTCCTTACTAAGCTGGAGAGTTTCGCCTGGAGTGTGGTCATCGTCACTCAGATTACCAAACGACATTGCCATGTGTCGTTTCTTATCACCACACCACCAAGTCCCATCTGCACGCGGTTCAGAATGTACGCAAGTCCGGCAGTTGTGCTCGGGAGGCTCACGGTCATAGCAGATACCGTTGTAGTCGCAATACTTGCAGTCGAACAGGCCAGGCGAAGCGTTCTTGATTGGCTCGGGGACTTGACGCATCATAACAATGGTGCGCCCACGTTCAAGGTACTGGTCTGCAAAGTATTGGTCTGGGTAGACGATTTCTAAGTGGAGCTCATCGTTGTCTTTGCATACCGCACCATAGATCGCTACTGGAAGCTGCATCTTGCGCATGTACATCTGCATCTGCACAAAATGTTCGAACTTGGCTTCGCGCACACCAGACTTTTGCAGCTTGGTGAATGATTTGAGGTTGTGGGTTTTGAATTCAGCTAGAGCGGGGGTGTTAGGAGGGAGATCAGGAATCCCAACAATAACGCCGTCACCACTACCCCCGAAATGACCACCCAGCTCAGAAATCCTAAACTGATTACCATTAGCATCTTGCTGATAAACTTGGCAACCAATCGCCAAAAACATAGCAATGAAGCGAGCTTCTTCAAGATGTCCCCTATTGAACAGACGCAGCATGCGTCCAGAAAACCGGGCTTTCTTGACCCAGCGGAAATTGAACCACAGACTACGACCACACGGCCTGCCAATCATGGACGCGCCAAGGTGCGAACGGAAACCGCTGTCCTCACCACGGTAGGCATCACCAATGTGTGGGATCACTTGACCGAGGTGAGTGCGGAACTTCGCGCCTTGGTCCGACTCAATTTGAGTCGCAATCGCGTCCAGTGTTTTGATTGCAAGCTGAATACCCATAGTTCTCCCTTGTTTAAAGCTGACGGCTGGAAGGCATCCAGCGACTAAAATGCTTCGTTACCGTGTCACGGTTCCCGTGGCGTGTATTCCAGGCAGATTAGCAGACCGTAGCTCCGCTTACGCGGCATCGTCAGCTTTAAACAACCTGCCCGAAGGCAGGCTGTGTGGTCACTTTAGCCTTGACGAGCCCACGGCGGCGGAGCCGATTGGGCAGCTTGGGCTTCCGGTGACGGGGCAGTAGTCGGCTGCTGGGCCGGGGCAGCCGAGTTGGCCGCACCAGCCCCGACGTTTGGGTCATAGGCAGGTGCTGCTGCCCAGGCCGGCTGAGCTTGTTGCTGCATCGGCGGCTGTTGCATCGGGGGCTGTTGGACCGGAGCCTGCTGTTGCATCGGAGCTTGCGCGGCCGGTTGCTGCCACGGTTGCTGAGCGCCGTTGTTCCATGGCTGTTGCTGCTGTTGGACCGGTTGTTGCATTAGCTGTTGAACAGGGGCTTGCTGGACCGGAGCTTGTTGCATCGGTGGCTGTTGGGCAGGCTGCTGCCATTGCGGTTGTTGCTGCATCGGCGGAGGGGTGACAGGTTGCGCGGGCGGCGGGAAGCCTGCGGGACCGGTCGGCGCTTGTGCACCTTTGGCGGGGGTTGCACCACCCGACGGGCCGAGGACGACGTCTTCGGACATCGGCTTGAAGGCCTTGAACTCGTTCTTCGCTTGGTATTGGCCTTCTGCAGGCTTGAAGGCGACCTTGCCCTTGAACGGGCGGTCATACAGCAGCGCGGTATCGGTAACGATGTCCAAGTGGCCCACACCGTAGCACAGGGCGCTCAGTTGCGCGCGGCCGATGTTCTGTGCCTTTTCGCTGGTGTTTTCCATGTTGAAGTTGTGGAAGGCTTTGCGGCCCTTGAACTGCGCAGGCTCGACAACTTCGAACATGGTGCTCAGGCTCCAGCCGTTGTCGCCAGGCTTGACTTCCATTTCCTTGGCGATGAACACGTACCAGCCGTTCGGCAGGGCATCGGGTTGGCCTGCGTCCGGGGCAACGGTACGCGGGTCGAAATTGATAACTGGCATTTTAATTCCCTATATTGAGGACGCCGACCTTTTCCGCAGGCCGGCTATGCGGGTTGAAAAATCTTAATTACCCCAGCCGTGGGGTAGGCCGCGGGCAAACAGGTTGCTGATGATAGCGGGAAGATGCTTCATCATGTAATTAGGGGAACCGCTGAATCTGCGGGCCTGTGCGAATATGTCGATTCGCTCCTGCATCTTGCTACGAGGCATTATGCAGCATCCTTTCTTGGTCAAGGTGATCGTAGTTGTATCAACCTTACTCACACGGAATTCGGTCATTGCGGAACGTCGCGGTTGTAGCAGTCGTAACCGCTGGCCTGGTAGATCGCATGCGCAAGCTGGTTCCAGCCTTGCTCACGCGGGATGGGGATCGGCGGACCGACGTTGAAGCGGTTCTTGGCGACGAAGCCTGGCTCACGGGTGACGCCAAGCAGACGACCTTTGCCTGCGCTGACGCCCTTGTTCATGTTGTCACCCTCGGTGACGAAGATGGGTTCGTACAGGAAGCCAACGATGTCCGCCCACTGCGTCAGCATCTCGCGCTTACCGTAGGCCTTCTGGTTCTTTGGCGAGTGCAGCAGGAGATCCCAGCAGTTGTATTCGCCGGCGGTCGGGTCGAGAACTTGTGCGGAAAAAACGTGGCAGGTCAGAATGATATTCAGGCCGTACCACTGCGACAGGACATCACACTTCTTGAGGAAGTTGTCGAACAATTCGTTGGCGTACTGGTACGCCTTGCCGTAACCGCCGAGCGCCGATTCCATGGTCAGGGCCTTCTTATTGCCTTTGCCGTAGGTCGGGTCGGTCTCGAGCACCTTCTGATGAATCAGGCGTTCCAGTGCGGTGGCGCTGTCCACAGCGAGTGTCATGTAGGGGAACTGCCCAGCCTTGATGTTTCCTTCGATCTCGTCCAGCAGCATCATGACGTGATCATAGTGCTCCAGCGGTGGCGTCTTCGCTACGTTGACACCCACGAGGCCGTTTTCGAGCGGGACCGCCAGCACGCGGGGTGCGCTGGCCATAAGGGTCGTTTTACCGATGCCCTCGGTTCCCGCAATGACCACACGCACACCAGCTCGGGCGGTTTGCGTGCTGACCATGCTAAGAATCGACATTGTGACTCCAATAGTTAGTGAACGGCCCTGCTGTGTGGTCAGGGCGTCCGGTTATAAACTCCGCAGTGCGGGTAACAGGTATTGTGCGCGACTTTTTGCGCTAACGCAAGTGATATTCGCGTTGGATGTTTTAGTCTGCAGGTGTGTAACCGAGGCTCTGTGCAATCGTCTGCTTGCAGCGCTCGGGCATATGATTCGCCATGATGACCAAGATGTTAGTCAACGTCTCAACTTGCGCTTTTAAAGAGTTTATCTCGCTACCATAGACCCATGGCATGCCACCAACTTCCTGTCTAATAACTTGATCAATTTCTAGACAGATTGATACTTGTCTACTGTAGTCGTTCGGGTCAATAAATTTCACATGTCCTCCGCTGCGCGCAAAGACTGCCAGATCGGGAAACGCGGCTTGTCCTTATGTCCCTTGGGAAAGAACTTAGCTTTATTGATTTGCCCGAGAATCAGATGCTGGTTCTCGAAATAATGCTTGCGCATTGTGTGGTCCATTTCGCCCGGGCTGACAGTGACTTCCTGACCAGCGGTGAGCAAAACCTGCTTGGTCTGCGGGTCTTTCACGTCCTTGCACACGTTGCCGATAAGGTTGCCCACCATTCCGTTAGGCACCATGTTCTCCTGATGCGTGCTGCGCTCGGTTAGCCCGCGCTCGTTGGTCGTGGCTTCGTTCAGGTTTGTGCGGCCCTCGGTGATGCGTGTGGCCACAAACTCGAAGTCGATGAAGTCCTTTCCGCGCAAGAGCCACATCTGCTTGACCGTGCTGCGTCCGTGCTTGTACAAACCTTTCAAGCAGCGCACAATGACACCCTCGTAACCCATGTCAAGCCAGACCTTCTTTTGCGCAAGGTATTCTTCGAGGCTATTGACCACAACCATTGGAACGAGTCGAATGTGTTCTTCGCCACGTTGCCACAATTGCTTGACGTGTTCTGCGAGCGCAGCATATCGTTGCTCGTAAGGCAGCCCGATGACGTCTGGATGTAGATAATCGAACACATGCCAGAGTAGGTACGGTTCACCTTCGAACGTGCGCGTTGCACTGCTGGTAAGCCTGGCCAGTGCAGGGTGCGTTTCCCGCTCAGCTGCAAACTCACCGTCGAGGTACTGGTAGATCGGGTCGCTGAAAAAGCGCTGTGTGTAGCGGTTGCCGAATTCCTTGTTGCTGCGTGCGAGCAGCTTGTCTTTCGGATACCAGCCTCGGACTCCGTCAATCTTCATCTGCATTCCCAGCGGGAACCTCAGCTTATCTTCTTCTAAATCATCTGCTAGCATGCAATTCTTTACCATGACCACTCCCGTTATTTGGTTGGAACCGGCGGAATGCTAGGCAAGCTGAGCTGTTGGTCGCGCTCTTGGGTGCGCTGTGCCAACATGCGATTGCCGTAGTACACGGTCTTTTCAGCGTCATACACACCGTGAACGTCCATGCCCTCCTTGAAGAGGCCCAGTTGCCTTGCAGCGCAGCTACGCCAAATGGCCTTGAACGCGCAACCCTCGGCGAAGTTCATGCCAAGAGCTTCAATGATATCTTCAGCTTCCGCTGTGTAAGGGAGCAGCCGCTTCGGTTTTTTAATGTCGACAAGGTAGTAGTTCACGTTACCACCAGTGAACTCACCTTTCACATTCTCAGTCATGATAGCCTTTAAAAAAAGAAAAAAACCGACGGCCCGCAGGCCGCCGGCTGTGTGGTTACTTGCGCAGCGCGCGCTTGGCTTTGGTGATTTCCAGTTGCGGGGTGCCGGGTCTGATAACCAGCGCCTTGTCGAACAGGGCGCGCTGTTCTTCGGTCAGTTCGCGGTAGACGCGGGTTGACAGTTCGGGTTTGAGCACCACCAGATCTTTCACGGGGATCTTGGCATCCTTGAACTCCTGAGCCTTCTCGGAGAGCACAGCTTCGTCGACGGTGCGGTTCAGCTTGTACTGGGCCTTGAGCACGAAGCCATCTTCGAGCGGGATGTTGTTGGTGCCCTCCACCGGATCGGGGAAGTAGCTGTTGAAGATTTTGTTGCGGAGGACCAATTCGCGGGTCTTCATTTCCGCCATCTTCTGAGTGAGCTCGTACCACTCATTCATTTCTTCCTGCGTGACAACTTCAACGACCGGCAGGGCGGTCTTAGGCACTTCTTTGTCGTCTGACATAATTTCACTCCTGTTGTGGTGGGACACTACTACGGAACAACATTTGAGCCAACTGCGGAAACTAATTGCCAATCTATTCGGTCAACACCCACTGGCTCTAGGCGCTGAGAGCTTCGTCAGTCTTAACGAAGTGACCTCATTACAATTGGCTCAAATGTTGGCACCCTTTCGGGTGCACGCGCATTAGCGCGGACGTACTTCGTCGGTCCAGTGGTTCAGGTTGCCTACGCAACCGGGCGCATCGTGATCACGCGGATCAGTTGGGTCTAACTCCTGCACCGGAGCGCCGTTGTAGGGCTCCGGATGATTAGTTGAAAATTCAACAGCACGGTCCATGTCAGGCCTCCGCAGTCGGGTCATAGAACACCGGTTCCCGGTAGCTGGCAGATTTCAGGAACTTACCGTAGGGAGCGTCAGGCTGGTCAGCTGCTGATTTCAGGATCAGAGTTGGGTACGACCCCTCGATGTAAGTGTGCTTGATACCCTTTGCGTGATGCTTTTCCAGCGTCGCTTTCATGTCAGCATCGTCTTTCACGAAGCGGGTCATCACGCCGTCGATTACCGACTGCATGTCGCGGTCGCCGTTGATACCCATCAAGTGGTGTCCACCATCTGCAAACACGACCACATCCCGGGACGCGTCACGCACCTTATACAGGTTGATAGGCTGGGTGAACTGCTCAGGGTTGGTGTTGCGGTCAATGGCTCCGAGAATGTTCTCTACACAAGCCGGATCAAGTCCCAACGCCTGCATCAGCTCCACGAACTCATGGCCGACATTCTTGAACTGGTTGCGCACTCGTGCCCAGTTGATATTGCTCGGATCGCCCTTTGGGTTGCCGAAAGTTTCGTTCATTGCAGACACGAGCTCAAATGTGGTTTTCTTCAACACTGTGACTCCTTGTTGTGTGGTTATTAACGTACTGCACCCCATTATAACGCATGTAGGGGCGCGGCGCTAGCTTTGGACTATTGACGCTTTGCACTACTTTTCTTCTCGCCTATATTAGGCGGAAGGGAGACTACACGGAACGCTCGACCGGAGAAGTTGTACTGTGTCAGCATCTTCTCTTTTTGCACTTCAACTAGATAGCCACTATCAACCAACGATTTAAGCGTCGCGTCGAGCGCTAAGTTCTGACCATTCCTGTGCGTCGTGAAGGACGCAATGCGTTGTGTGGTCAATTGCAAATACTTGCGAGGCACGATGCCGTCCTGACGTATGCGCTCCGGAATACCGTAGCTCGGCGGCAAGGATGACACCAAATAGCGATGGATGAGCGACAAGGCTTTCTTTTCACGAGTTGCATCACCGACACCAACGTCACCGGAGTTAATGCGCCTGCGCATAAGTGCAATGTCACGGCGAATCACATCAAGAGCCCATTCTGCGTGGTTCTGCTGAATGACCGGGTTGACATGGTTATCTGCAACAGCAAGTAGAGCAGCAATTCGGCTAGCCTTTAAGCTCGCACGGTTCCACATCTGACGACGACTCTCATCATCGCCACTTTCATGAATCTCTGCGTCGCACTCCAGATTAAATGCTCGCAACATGTCGTGGGCAGCTTGGCTCCTCAGAACCTGTTGCACTGTAAAGCGCTCGTTAAGTGTGACAGCTTGTGCCATCAGGGCACAGACAGCTTCGATGAGGATGGGGTCCGCTTTCATAACCGGATTCTCATTCTCAGGTGGACGCTCACCAGTGTATTCAATAATGGTGAAACGGCTCAAAAAGCCATCTTCCATCATATTATCTGTCAGCGACTCATAGAAAGTGTTTGGTGTTGTCTCACCAATCATACTGTACGCTACACCAGAAACACTAGCCACACTCTTTTCTTGGTCGGAGTAGCCAATACCGCCAACAATGGACGTCGATGCGGACTTTTGATACAGGTTGGTCATTACCGTCCGGAGGCTTTGCATCGGACCGTCCCTGCCATCCTCCATTGCAAGACGTTTTAGACGGCGACCCCACTCACCAGACACGTTCACGAACGATGGGTTAGCTGCTGTGACTTTCGTTAGTGCAGGACCGGACGCATACTCCGCAAAGTCAACAAACGACATAGCATTGGGCACTGCATCGCGCACAAAGTTCATGACGTTAGCAATACCACTGTGCATCGCCTCTTTACCAACTGCTGACCGTGCGACCAATGTGATGTACAGGTTCAAGCCCGACTGCGGGATTTGGAATGCTTTACCACACACTCCGGCAAGCAGGCCCAGTGTGGCCACAATCGACACTTCGCGCACGGGTCGCAGCGAGCTATTGTAGATGTAACGCGCTAGCGCTCCAGCCATGCCTGGCGGCCAATCGATACCAGCAGGCCTATTAGTCTCCTCGTACTCGAATGTGTCACCCTCCGGTTCAACTTCATCCGGGAATGGGATGTGCGAGACTTCAAGCGGTTGCGTGTACGGAATCGGTTGCGGTGCTACTGGTGCAGTTTGTACAGGTGCGGGTGCTACCACAGGCGGTACAGGTGCGGGAGCGCTGTGCGGTGTGCTTTGCTGTGCTGCCGGGCGTACCGGCGGGGGTGCTACGGGTGCACCGGGCCGCAGGTTTGCCACCAGTGCAGCAGTCATCCGTTCAGCATATTCCTGTGCTTGCTCCTCCAGCGATTGCCTAGACCGAATAATGCGCAGGATTCGATCCAAGTGCACATCATTGCGGTTCGCTTTGGATCTCTGGCCAAGTCTGGTTAGCCTGAACATGCGCCGGCACTGTGCGTTCGATTTTGAGTAGAACGCAAACATTGACATTAATGCAAGGTCTGCTTCAGACTGTGACGGATACCCGTCAATGTTACCCTCACACAGACTTACAAACTTTTCCGAGTTTTCAGCCGAGCAGGCTTCAGCGAAGATTTCGTCGTCTGTCTTTACTTCCGTTTCTTCAACCAGATCGAAACGTTGCGACTGTTTCTGCCCAGCTTCAATCTCGGTCACCAGCATATCAAGCAAATCTTGCTGTCTGCGGATTGGGCGGTCCAGGAACACGTCACCCGTGCACACAATAAAGCGCTCTTGGCAATAGACCTCCACACCGTCGCGCTTAATACCCATGCCGTCGCGGCTTGGGATGGTTCCCTCCACCCAAATGTGGAAACCTTGACCGCTCGCACTGCGCTCAGTATAGCTATCAAAAGCTTCAATGATTTTGTGGAACCTAGAAAGCTCATCCTCGGTAGTCCATTTTACAGGCCTACCAAGATGGTCAACTTTGTTTGGATAATTGACCTCATTTTTAACATCGAGATCGATAACCGTGTAGCCGTCCCCACGACGAAGGATGAACCCGAGACCACACGGTGAATTTGCAGACACAAACTCGACAATGGTTTCGAAATCCTGACCATGTTGCTCATCCTTTGGGCTAACATGGAAGAGTCCCTTACGCCCCTTGGCGTGTGGTGACTTAAAGTTGCCGTGCTCGTCAGGACCAGCAATGTACCACTGGCGCATCCAACGCAGCTCTTCAGGGATGTTGTCGTAGTTAAATGGCATTAACGCTCACCCCGGCGAGTTTGCAGGCTCTTTTTCCAATTATCCAAATAAGGCTGGATTACTTTGCGTTCCCACAACAGCACACGCCCGCCGTTCGCGGAGATAGGCGCGGGAAGTTTGTTGTGGTTACGGGCGTACAATAAGACGGACCGATCAATGTCCAACAACTGCATCACTTCGGACGCCGTTATGTATTTGTCGTCAAACTCTTTTTGAGCATCCAGGATGGATGTGTTATTACTGGTTTGCATCTTATTTAAGCTCAAAGTGTTGCGAGGGGGTATTATTACACACCCCCAGCGCTTATCACAACGTTCGTACTAAACTATTTGCAACAGGCAGGGTCTACTCTGGTTGCACGGGAGGTAGCACCAGCCAGTTCGGTGACCACAACTGGAACCACCATTCCATGTAAATGTCAATGGCAATACGAGACATTTGGTCGATCATTGTATAGACTGGCATGTCATTCTCCCTGTTTGGTTGGTGTTGGAGTGAGAGATTCCCTACACTTACTCACAATCGTTTGGAGTGCTGCACGGGCATCTTGCGGGATAATTTGTTCCCATTCATCAAAGAATTGGACCAAACCGTTGGAGATTTCTTGTGCTACCTGTCCTGCGCCCTGCTCGGCGCGGGCTGCGCACTCCAGCTTGTACGCGATCATCCCGAGTACGGAGAACAGGCAGCCCCGCAACGTCGCATCATCGTCAGGAACTTGCGACTCCATGTTGAGGGCACGCACCACACGGCGTAGGCGGGCGACTTCTCCATTGTCCAGCGGTGCAGCCTCACGGCTGGGTACTGGGGTGCGGTAGAGTGGTGCCGTAAAGCTACCAAACTTGACGCTCGACCCGAAGATGCCGATGTGGTCAGCGTAGTCCGTCAGCTTTGCCCGCTCGACCTGTTCCGGATCGAACCACATGAAGGGCTCCCCGCTCGCGCTTGCCGTGACGCCCACAAGGTAGAAGCCAGGCTCGAGTGTCGCTGGCAGGTCGGCATCGGTGATGAGGGGCAGGGCGCTTGCCGTGGTGGCCGCAGGTACTAACCGTTCAGCGAACTTGCCCATTGGTTCCCATGTTCCCTCGACAGCCGATCCTGCCTGCTGGGTGGCTGGTGCTTCGGGCGCAGCGTGCAGGTTGAGGGCGGCGCGGGCATAAGCATGCATCTGCTCGGTGGAAAAGGCTGGTACGCGCAACCCCATGTGAGCCTCATACGTGTGGATTGGCTCAGGCAACGCCGGCAGCGCCCGCCCGTCCGCCTGTTCGCTCACGCGCGGCTGACGGGCGATCGCAATCAGTTCTGCCGCTGCCGCATACACATACGGTTTGAGATCGGTTTGCCCTTCCTTGATGGTGAATCCGTGCTTCATGAACACGGCGCGGACGGTATCGCGGTCCAGGTCGATGCCTGCGGGGGTGGTCTTGTCGGTCATGGTTGTCCTTTGGTATCAGCACGGCACGACTTCGCCGTTTGTAATCCAGTAGTGCGAACGGCAATTGAAATTCTGGTTGCCGATGGATGGATGGAGCGTGACGCCGTTCGGTTCCTCGGTAAGCCTCCAGCCGCTTGTCCCGTCATCCAGCGGCGTGACCGTCTTTTCTCGGCAGCCGCACGCGCACAGGTGGATCGCCAGTTGAAAGCGGCGCGACACGTACAGAACGCCATCTTCCAGCGGGTCGTTGATGAACTCGACTTCCCGCTTTTCCAAGTGCTTGCTTTTCATTCGTCGCCTTTCTGGCTGTCATCTGCCTGCTGGGCGGATGCTCTCGCTCCATCGCGCTTCGCCATTTCCACGACCTTGTCCAAGGTGCTTGCGCTGAACTGCACGGACCCGGTTGGCGGAATCAAAAGCCACCGGCCAGGGGTCAGGATGTCGGCGTAGCGGCGCAGCATCACGCCAGCATCAAGGCGCGTTTGCTGGTCGTCTGTCATTTTGTGGCGGTCCATGGCGGGCCGCCTCCACAGCTTTTCGTGGTCGATGCGGTCGGCCAGCGCCAAGAGTTTTTCCTGTCGCGTCATGACACACCGCCTTCCTGACCTGCTGCGCCCACAGCGGGCTGGCTGTCGTCTGCCGGGGTGCGCTTGAGGGCGCGGATAATATGCATGCAGGTGATGGCCGCCTCAAGCTGCTCACTCTCAAGGCTCGCGTCGCCGTATTTGTCGATTGCTTGCGCCGCTTCCTCCAGCGCCGCATTGCGCACCGCATCCGGCGCGGCCTGTGCTACCCGCGCAGCGATCAGGGATTCGATGTGGGCAATACGCGCTTCTGCAGAAAGCGTGTCACCCTCCATCAACGCCCGCAGTTCCGGCGTATCGATGCTCTCGGAGCTGGCGGCGGGCTGGGATCGTCCGATCTGGTAGCCGGTAAAAGCGACACCCCAATCCCATGCAGGAGCAGTCTGTGCGCTGACCTCGGTGCTGCTCGGGGCAGCGAGCAATTGTTTCGCAGCCTGTTCGAGCTTAAACGCGATTCGATAACGTGCTTCGCGAATTCGCTCTGCATTTTCCGGATCAGCGCTGCGCATGTTCTCCACGGCGCATTGCAGCAAATAGGCTAGTTCTGCAGCGGTTGTATGGTCATTATCCATTTTATCTCCGTTGAGTTAATAAAGCATCTTCCTGAGCACAAATACGGTCCCATTCGTCGAAATTTGACTGCACTGCTGCATGCTCAACTTCGTGCGCAGCGGCAGGCTTGTTTGGCTTGGGTTGTTGTCTTGGTCGAGCGTGACCCGACTGGTATACAGCTTTGCAGCCCTTGTTGCAAAACAGACCCCAGCCACGCGCGACATCTACTGCCCGTGGCGAGAACTTTTGACCACACTGCTTGCACAGACGTTCTACCCTCTTTGGAGCAGGTGCGCGTCTGTACAGACCCATGTTAGGCATCACAGCACTCCGGCAGTTGAGAAAGAGAATACGTTCTGTCGGCCACGCGGTACAATGATATGGTCGACTACCTTTACATCCACGGTTGCAAGACTAGTCTTTAGAGACTTGGTAATGATCAAGTCCTGGCCGCTCGGGTTGTCGTCCCCGTGTGGATGGTTGTGGTAAAAGATCACGAACGCAGCGTTGTGCTTGAGCGCTGCGCGCACAATCTCTCTCGGTACGATTTGTGTATGCGACAGCGTGCCTTGAAATAGCACTTCGTCGTCGATAAGCTGAAACGTAGTTGTTAGAAACAGTGCACCAAAGACTTCGCGGTCCATGTGGTCAAGCTTGAGCCGCAAGTAATCTTCAAGCACGTTGGGCTGATTGAGAATGTAATCCTTCCGATGCATACGCCGGTTGATGATTGCAAGCGCTTGAGAGATAATCAAGTCTTCTTGCGCTCGCTTCGTGAGTTTGGGTGTTTTGGTCACTTTAACTCCGTATATGAAAACAAATTAATCGGGACGTTCGGAAATGACTTACTGTACTGAAGTATAATCTGTTCGAAAACGTCAAAGTCGGTATTCTCAACCTTCTTAGGTTTGCCAGCGATCATAAACTGAGCAATGTACCTAACCACTTCTGTTGGCGCTTGCTCTTTTACTTTTTGTCGTTCTTTTGCAAGAGCTAATGCAACAGCTCGTTGAAACCCTTGATACTCTTCAGCAGTTGCTCCCATCTAATCTCCAAATTTGAGGCACGCTTGTAGCACGTTTAAATGCGCGCTACAAGCGCTTTAACAGTGTGCACCCTAGTGCGGGTATGCGCAACCCTGCAGGAGCGCAATGGCGGGTGCTTGCCGTGCGTGCTTAGCGCTGTTGCGGTGCGCAGCTAGCTTAACCAAACACGATTTCACCAAACAGAGCGTATTGAAAGATCACGTCAGCGTCGCCAGCATCGTAATCTTCGTCGCCATTATTCAGAAGCTTACGAGCCATTTTGCGCAGATGCTCAGGCAATTTCTGATCTTCCTTCATTGCTTTCAGCGCCTTGCGCATTTCAGTTGCAGTAATGGTCTGAGTTTTCCAACCTTTGCCATCGACGTCTGTGGTTATTTTGATCTCACTAACCAACTTCAATGAGCGCAAATCTTCATCAGAGTCTGCTTCACGTTTGATTTCAACAGTTTGACACACATCACTATCATTCGCCCAGTAGGCGCTACCACCTTCAATGACAGTGGTCAGAATAAAGTTCAAATCTCGATTGTTGATTGCAGCCATTGTGTTCTCCTTTGTTTGTGGATTAACCAAGACGCCCGATGTTCTGGGCGTTTCGCTCATATTAGACCGAGAGCTCTTCAGTTGGCTGGTTTTTTGTTGCGTTCGTCCTTGATGACCACATTCCTTGCGCCGTGAACACGTAGGACGCACGCGCCCGCGATGTTCACCCACACAACGTGACCGATTTTGTCCACGACAATTTCGACATTCTCGTCAACGCTTACAATGTCGGTGTGAGCTTGAATCAGTTGTTCGTGAGTCGGGCTCTTTAATGATTGCATTTTAACGCTCCTCAATAAGGTTGAGTTCAGATTTTGCTCGCGTCGTGGCGACATAGCAAAGGTTTCGTTCCTGCTCTTGCATCCAGTCTTTCTTGGCCCATTTTGCAGGGCACTGCCGGCGGTTGAGCCACCACACGCGGTCAGCTTCCATGCCCTTAGCCTTGTGGATAGTGGCAAGGGTGAGGCAGTTGCTCGCGCGGTCGGTGAACAGGTTGTTGATGACCTCCACCAGATGTTCGACCGTGCGCTCGTGCTCCGGCAGGGTTTCGCACAGCACGATAATAGCGTCAGCCTTGTCCTGTTGCGCCTGCGCTTTGGACTCCTTACCTTGCAGCAATGCTGCATCCGCTTCACGCGCTGCCCAGTTGCTAACGCGTTCGATCAGCTGATCAATGCTGGTAGCTTTCTGACGCTTGATGAGTGAGATCAGACCCGCACCAATGTCGCGCCCCATAATTTTCGCTGGGATGCGATCGCGCAGCAGCCTGTACGCCAGCGCGACCAGTGGCTTCGTTGTACGGCAGACGATAAGGTCGTCCGACTGGAACATGCCAGTGTTCCAGTCCTTGTTGAGATCGTTGACCACACCTGCCGGAGCACCCGGCGCGGGTTCAATGTGCTGCACCCACTGCTGAGCGTACTTGACGATCTCGGTGCCGCAGCGATACGAAACGGTCAGCGGCAGGTTGGTTGCACCGAACTGGTCTTCAATGCGCTTGAGCGAGTTGCTGTCGGCGCCGCGGAAGCCGTAGATTGCTTGTGCCGGGTCGCCCACTGCAATGATGCGCGAGGTTGGTTTCATGATCTTGCGCAGGATTTCACGCTGGATAGCGTTGGTGTCCTGGGCTTCGTCAACGAAGATGAAGTCGTACTTCGGCAGCGCAATATTGTCTTTCACTGCGAGGTACAGCAGATCGTCAAAATCGACCACCGGGCTAGCGTTGGACCATGTGAGCAGCTTTTGGGCGTAGTCGATTGCCACGTCCAGTTCAGCATTCTCGCTGTCCAGTTCGAGCATGTGGTGATCGATGACGTCTTCGTACACCCAGCGCTCATCCGGGCATAGAAACCCGATACCCATTTGGCGCACGATGCCAACCAGCCGGCAGCAGAAGTTGGCGTACAAGAATTCGTCCTTGCTGGGCATCTTCATCTTGCAGATGGTGCGCAGCTTGTTCGAATCCACCGACGACGTGCCTTTAGCACGCGTCACAGGCGTGTACGTCAGCGAGTGGAAGGTGCGAGCGTTGACGCCGCGTTCCTTCAGCTCCTCTGCGATCGACTTGTTGAACGCGAGCATGAGGTGCGTTTGCCCGGACGGGATGTGGTTACAGGCTTCGACAATAGTTGTAGATTTACCAGAACCAGCAACTGCGTTCACGATTGCGTTACCAGCATTCGCTTCAGCAACGAAAGCAAAGATGGTTTGTTGATAGGGTGACCAAGTTCTTGACATACAAGCTCCTTTGTTTGTGGAGGTTACGGGTCAAAGCGCCCGAGTATGCCCGGTGAAGGGCATACGCTGGAACTTTAAGTCTTTTGAGCGTCCTCCTCTGCGCAGTCTTGTTCAGCAGTTCCAGGCACACTGTCGTTCAGCACTTGCACAGCAGATAGGTGGAGGTCTGCTAGCATGCGGTGCTGACGCGCCTCCTCGCGATACTCTTTCTTGTGGTGCGCGCGAGTTGATTGATCCACAAGCCGTTCCAAGCGGTCTTGCTCTGCACGGTGCGTCTTCATCTGCTGCCAGTGCCACATGCGTAGCGCCTTGAGCGTTCTGAATGATGGTGTGGTCATTTCTTTTCCTCCAGCAGTGCGCCGAGAGACAGACGCATGGGTTTGAAGTCTTCAGGGTTGTAACGGTAGGCAATGTTAATGCTACCGTTAATGCTACGCTTGACAATGGCGTGCAAAACCCCGCTTTCGCGATCGTAGACCTCGGCAACCGTTGCGCCGTAGTCATTCACTTGCAAGTGCTCGACGCATTTAGCGACAGCGCGGTTGGGATTGCAGGCTGTGGTCACCTTGGTCTCTTCGCCTTGAAAACGGTAAACCGTCTTGATTGTGCGCTGTTGTGTGGTCATCGTTCGCTCGCATGCAAAAGAGCGTGCAGCATGCCCGCTACATTGTTGTCGGGAAGGGTGCTGAGCATGCTGGTCAACTCTTGGAGTTGTTGGAGATTGTTGCCCATGACCACACTCTGCGCGTTCTCGGACATGAGTGTCAGGACGAAGTCGTCCGACAAACCTTCGGTGAGCGCACGCACCAGCAGCTTACGCTGCCGCTCGCTGATGCGCAGGTCGAACGGGCCGTTGGGCCGTTTTTCAGATACTTTAGTCATCTTAGTTCCTTTGATTGTAGAACTACAAGGTGAAAGGTACAGCAAACAACATTATAACACGCGCGTTATACGCCCGCACGCACGGATACCAATGCTGCATTTGGGTCCGTTAATTAAGGTGAGCAATCTGCACAAGCAGGACTCTTTCGTTCTGCGCCAACTAGAGGCCTTGTGCACAGTTCACAATGGCTGTAAAAAGCCCTGCCTGCGGTGCGCTTGGGGCGCACAACTCGCTCATTGCGTTCTTTGACCACCTGCAAGCCATGTGCCCCGAAGCGGAACTTCGAAGTCATAAGTTCAGCATGCCAAGCCTTAGTCACTTCAGAGTGAGCTTGTTGGTCTTCTTTACACTTGAATGAACCTGTGCGAACAAATTCCAGACTCAACTCATGCAGACGCTGCCAGTTTTTAGACTGCCACCGCATCTGATTAAATTCTACAGCCTCCTGAGCTGTAGCACGTCGAGTGTGCGCAGGGTTAGCCATGTCCGTCCTCCGGAGGCAGGTTAAAATTAAGCTCCTCAGTCATCACTTCGACTACGCGAGTGATCTTAATTGGGATGCGGCGCGTTGCTCCGCAATAATCTTTGATTGTGATGCTGTGCGTCCGAAAGACCGACTCAGACTTCATTGGAGTAGCTCGCGCAAACTCCGTCGTGAGTTCGATGTACGGTGTATCATTCCAAGCACCCCTCTTGACCTGCACGAACTGTTTGCCGTCCTCGGTTGCGAGGACAAAATCTTCTGTTTCAGTAGTATGTTTCATACTTCCTCCTTTGTGAGTGTTACCAAGCAAGCCCACCGCATGGGCAGGAGCTTGCGTTGTAGCACTGTTATAGGAACTTTTTGATTTGATGAAACTCAGATGCTGTAGCCTTAACGAGATGTTGCTCGAACCAAGGGTGGTTTGTTCCTACAGACCCTTTGGTCCAAATAATTTGATATTGCACATTTGAACTTGCGTTTTCAGGCGTAACGTTGCTCACAAGCGATGCGACGACCTTTGTTTCCACCCTTACGCCGCACACTACACCAGTGCGAAACATGTCCACATCGACGTCCACAAGCACCGGCGTACCGATAGCATACAAGCCATCCATTGGGTTCGGCAGCGGACGCTCGACAAAGACCTTCGAATCTCGATGCCAGTTGACAGGATAGTCCGAGCAGTTCCCCAGGCCTAACCGTGCTGCGCATACGGTGATCAGAGGTTCACCAGTATCAATGACTTGGGTAACAACGTCGCGAGCATCGTCCGTGACGAGGATGTCGCCCGCATCGAGCTCACGAGCCAGAATTTGAACTTTACGCATTTATTTCTCCTGTTTGAGAGTAAAGACTACATTAGGTGCTACACACTTCGGAAGTTGACCACACAACTGCTGATTGATGTACCTCGAGCCGCTAGGTAACAGTTGATAGGCTACGCAACCTGAGCAACCGTGGCTGAGCGTTGCTCGCTTTGCTTCATACTGCACACCGTTAATCCAGATTTCTTCTTGTTCCATTGTAAGCTCCCTGTTGTGGTTATTGACAGCAGTGCAACCGAGTAAGCCCACTGAAGGGCTTACGCTGTGGCGCTACTTGAGCTGTTTTTGATTGGTCGGATTAGTCATAATTACTCCTGTGGTGGTGTGATTGCCTTGAGCCAGAAAAGCTCATGCTCAAGTTCGTACACGCGGTTGCGCAGAGCTGCGTTCTCGTGTGCCGTCTTGGCAAGCTCTTTTGCTAGCTCGAGCTTGGTGCGTTTCTCGAATAAGAAGTCAACTAGACTCATTGCTCCCCTCGTTGTTTTGTGGTGCAAGTTGAATGAGGTAGGTACGCATCTCATCAGGGCTGTACACTAGCAATTTCGCCTTGCGCTTGTTGCCTTCGTTCTGCTTGGTAACGCGCGTGCTGTTATGTCCTTCGATCCAAGCTTTAGCACCTGCATAAGTGAGATAATACCTGCAATGCGCTTGCTTGTCGCGGACCGGATTTTCAGGCACTAGCACAGCGTACAGCACGCGCTGTGCACCCTCGCTGTCGGCCGGAGCGTTGAGCAGTGCTTCGCACACGTCTTTGAGAGTGTGGTAAGGCGACGGGTACTTGTCCACATCATTGTAGTGTTGCTCCAACAATGTGGGCTTGTCTTTCGGGTCGCGGTAGTGCTTACCCATAGATGATCCTTACATCAGGCGAACGAATTTCAACAATTGCTGACGTGCTGCCATAGGCGCCCGTTGCTAAGCGATTAAGTTGATCTGCAATCCACTGACTCATGTGAGCTTCAGTTGGCTTTTCGCTAGGCTTGTAACGCCCGTATCCTGACCACACTCGTGTTTCGATTGGGTCGTCCATACGTGTGATGACGATTGCAGCGCTTGGGAAGCCGTGGGCGCCGATATGTTGAAAGGCATGCACGGTCATTTCGCCGTCCCAAAGTTGGAACTCGGTGACATGCTGGAGTCGTATTTGGTTTGCGTTGATCATTTTGCGCCACCCTTTGATTGCTTGTTGATAAAGTGGATACCTTCGGAGGTAATCCACGCATCCGGAACAACCTTGTGGTAGCTGCTACGGCCGACCAGCACAATCAAGCCCATCTCCTGAAGCTTCGCAATGATAGCGTATGCAGACCGACCCTGCGTCCGCATTAGCTCTTCAAGGTCCATACCTGAACCGAAATTGGTGCGGAGTTGTTCAAGCTCCTGTTGTGACCACACCATACCTGCTCTGGATAATTCCATTTGTTTCTCCTGTTACGAGCAAAGCGCTCGACAATGCTAGCTCATGGAACTAGCATTAGCTTTCGCTTTAGATGTGGGACAGATCGACTTCAAAGCTGAGAGTTGGCATGATGCGGTTAGATTCTTTGAGCGCAGTCCTTATTTGAAGGTCTATTTTGCGAAGGGCTTTGCGCTCAGCATCATCTCGCCAAGAGTGCATAACCTCTAAGATCTTAAGGACTAAGTCGAGCTCACCGAACGAAGCGCTAACGAACCTTTCTTCGGTGTCGTTCTCGTCAGCAGGCGTTAGCTGATTCATCCAACCGTAAAGGAACCCGCCTACGTGGCCAGCATTTCTGCATTTTACGTCATAGTGCCAACTTGCTAGCGCTCGGATTAACTGGCATTCTGCCAGCGACAAGTTCATGATGAATTTGGGTACGCAAGAGATGGTTATTTTGTTCACATTGGCCTCCTGTATTTAGGTTTGGATGGGATGTGCGGGTTGTGCGCGATCAAGTACAGATGGGGACGGTTGAACGATTCAGCAATTTCGCGCTCCATGCGTGCGTTAGCTGCTTGTTCAGCCAGTTCCCTGTACCACCAGTCGGTTCCCTGACTGCGGAGTAACCGGTGTTGCTTCTTTGGGTCCATTGTACCTCCTGTGGATAAAATCCCGGCCGGGATGATCTCCGACCGGGCGTGGTTACAGATTACTGCTTAGGTGCAGCAAGCGCCGGCGGAGCTCCTGCGGCGCAGATCGCCAGCTGAGCCTGAGCTCCAGCAACACAGACCCGCGTTTCGCTGTCGGTCACGTGCGCTGGATCATCCAGGCGCTTCTGGTAGCAACGCATAGCCTTCACCAAGAACCGCGAATTGCACATATCGCGCATCGGGTTCGGGACGTTGGGAGGCAGTCCATCAGCTCCGGCGCAGGCTCCCGGGAAGATCCTGCACCAATCTGTAGGCGGGGGAGGCAACGGCTGGGTCTCCGGGTCCGGCGGAATAACAGGGTGCGGTGCAGGAACCCTGACGACGCAACCACCACCGACGACAGGCATACCGGGGAGCGGCGGAGTCGCGACGCAAGTTTCGCTCGGCATCTTGTATTTCCGCCAGCTTCCGCTACCATCTGGCTGATCAGGCAGCCCGCCAGCGTCGTTGCCACCATCACCAGACGGCGCAGTTGGGTCCGCCACAGGATCAGGCACAGGATCACCCATGTTGGGCGGGTATTCCGGGTCGGGAATCTGCCCCGGAACCTCCACCGTTTGCATGCGTTTACCACCGGCAGGTTTTGCGCTCCTAGGCTCAGGCTCCGAATCTGCCTTCGCACCGCTGCTGCTTGCCTTGGCACTCGAGCTGCTTGGCGCCCGACCACTGCGCATCGCACTTGCCGAAGTCTCGCAACCGACGTCCGCGGCGCAACCATTGTCGAACTGTGTAATGGCGTCAGCCAACCTTGCTTCGAATACGGCGATCGCTAGGCTCTGGCTGTCTAGAACAGACTTCGCTAGATTCACCTTTTCCACTGGAGACATCGCGCTGACATCCTGGCCGTTGTACATCTCAGTTTGCGCGTAGGTTGTGATTGGAGTACCATCCGCCCCAAGTTGCGACTGAACCAAAATGCCTTTCATGCTCCAGACTGGAACGAGCCGTTTGCAATTGAGGGTGCCCACAGTATCGTAAGCACAGAGGACATACCAATCACCTTCGGGATACGACTTCGGACCCACCGGAACGTAAGTGATGCCGTTTGCGCTAAACCACGTTTGACCAGACGCGACTGTTAATGCTCCGGTCTTAGTGGGTGTTACAGACTTTGGAGCTGCCATGACGCCAGCAGCAACCATCGCCGCAGCGAGAGTGCTAATGAAACGTTTCATATAACCTCCTGTGTCGGGCAAGATTGCCCCGTTAGACGCCGCCATGTGTGGTAAGCGTCTAACAGTGGAACCTTGTTGCGGTCCATCTGTGCTTATCTGTGAAGGATGTCGTCCAGCGTTTTAAGCAGCTCGCGATCATTGTCAGTGAGACCTGGACCTTTGAGCAGCTGGTTGCGCCGTTCCATGAGGTGCTTGTAGGACAGACCGTAATTCAGATAAATGTGCTGCAAGGACGAACCGAGCCAACTTGCAGAACTGCGCAATTGTTGGATGTGGGGGTGGGCAACTTGCTCCGATGGTTTGAATTTCATTGTAGCTCCTTTGGTGATAAAGCACTCGGGAATGCCGGCGTGCGGTTAGTCGGCATTGGCTAGGGCTTTAGGGCTTAGGTTCGCGGGAGGCGAAGAACAGCATAATGGTTGCCTCAATCGAAGCTAGGAGGTACTCGCCGCGAGTAGTGTAACTGATAGCTAGGTAGGCAGCAAGGATACCACTGCTGTGGATGAAGACTGTGGTCGGGTTCATTGGGAGTCCTTTAAGAGTGTTAAGAGTGATGGTCGCTTGAACATGTACTGCTCCGCACGACGGGGGTTGCCGTCGCCGTACAACCAATATTGGGCAGGGCCGAGATCGTTATCGAACTCATCGACGCCCGCGCTGCAACGGGACACGCTGCGCTTATTGTCGTCGCACCACCAAGTAGACAGATTGTCGTAGGCCCACTTGCCGCCGAGGTGCTTAGAGAGGCGTTTTGCGATTGTGGTCATTTGGTGTCCTAGATCGGGCTGCCGAGATTGTACAGCGGTTCGAACATGCGGATGATGTGGTTGTCATTGGCAAACCAAGTTTTCTTGGCGTTCTTAAGGATTGCGTCGGCCTCGGCGGTTGTTGGTGCGCTTATTACGGCAGAAGCCACGGTGACGATTTGTTGCTCGCGGAGTACGAAGGTTGTGACTAAGATGTTGTACATGATGGTTCCTTTCGGGTTGTGTGGTTAATCTTCGATGAGTGTGATGCCTAGAACTGCGGCGTAATTGCGCACTTGTGTTTCGCTCTTGAAGTTGTCCGGGTTTTGACGACCTCGATTGATGTAATACTCGTCACGCTCGTCTCCGCGCTTAAGTAACAGTGCTGTATGATCGTGTATTTGATCAATGAGCTTTTGCAGGGACGTTGTAGCTGCTTGAGACATTGCAGGCTGCTGAGGACCGCGCAACCAAGGCTTGGGAGCGTTGACCACACTTGTGTCTGGTGTGGCTTCCACTACCTTTGGCGCGTTCCACAAGTTTTTGCTAGGCGGGCGCCCGAGTTGCTTTTGCTCAATCGCAGGTGGTTCAGGAACAATGAGGTGCGAGCTGGTTGTGAGCAGCGGGTCGCTGTTTGTGATGGATAACTCTTGTACCTCGTAACCTCCAGGATGTTGCGCATGCTCTGTAGGACTTGCCCAGTTTGTGCGGCCTACATTGGCCACGGTTGCTAGGTAGGCTTGGATGCGCTGCTTTTGCTCTGACGTTACGTAGTAGTGCGAGACAATGTGCAGAAGGTCGTCGAGAGGCATGCTTTGGAAGCTGATTAGCTGCTCGGTGACGAACCCATGTTTTTCGAACAGGAATACCAGATCGAAGTATGCGGACAACTTGGGTTTGGTCCACTCACGGTCAATTGGGTTGAACGTGCGGTACGCTAGGCGCTGGCCCTTACCGGTCTTGGAGTCCACCCAAACACGAATCGGGCAATAGTGTCCGAAGGTGTATGGAAAATAATCGAAACGAAAGGCAGTCTCTTGGGAGACGTGGGTAGTGAGCTGTAGCATTTGGCACCTTTAAATAAAGTATGGGAGCCCCTATTGTAGCACATTTAAAATGTTGGGGTAGGACCATTGCATTAGGAGTTTTGCGCGGGTTGGGGGTGCGAGGGGTAAAAGTAAACCCTACCTACTCCTGTATTTATTTCAAAGACTAACGTTTTTATTGCATTACTACTATTTACTACTACTTTTCCCTATACAGAGCACCAAAAATCTTAATTACTTATTTATACCATATTCTGTCTATTGGAACACCATTTTTGCTCGGTATTTAGGCAAAGTAAGGGGAGGGTAGTCGGATGCCTACAAATCGGGCAAATGAGCACCCCCCTAGTCGGAGTAGGGTGAAACGCATGGTGACTAGGGTAGCCACCCGTATTTAATTGCTCCCACACATACCCTCTGTCACAGGGTATGAATTGATGCAATTCACAACACCAGAACCTCAGCGCGAGCAGGTCAAACAGCACCTATTCGCACCGCAGGAGTGTGGTCACGAATGAAACTCAACTTCGCTATCGACCGTGCGCTGTATCGCTACAATGTATATTGCCACATGGTCCTCATTGAAGATTGTGATCGGGTATTCCAGCCAACCTGTTGAAGTGCGCTTGGAGATCACAATCCTTGCACGATTGCGCAGGCCGCTGTTCACGATTTGGTCGGCAACCTTGGCAAGGCACGCTTTCAACATTGCAGGTTCAATTTCAGCCAGAGCACTATTGACGATTTCAATGCTTTGTAATTCGAACATGTAATACTCCTGAGTGTGGTTACAGTCAATAAAAAAGGGAGCCGAAGCTCCCTGTGTGGACCAAGTCCGAAGGCTTATTCAGCTGCTGGTGCGTCGCTAGCCGGCTGCTCCTCGCTTTTGGCAGGCTCAGTTGCCTGCGGTTGCACGATATGCGGGAGGGCTTCGTTGTAGATGCCTTCCGCCGGCTGGTGCACAGCCTGGATGCGCGGGAGCCGGCCCGAGACGTTGTTGAACGCACGCCATTTCGCGTACTGCGTCTTGATAGTGTGGTCATTCACACCCTTCAGCTCCGGATCCTCGCGCAGCAGTGCGATCGGCGCCACGCTGTGAATGCGCTGGCTGATGCGGTCGGCTGCGGCCCAGATTTTACCGCATAGGGTGCTGGCTGCAGGCCTGGTCACGCCGTTCTGGACGATTTTATCACCTTTCGAGGCCTTGACCTTCACTTCAGCGGTGACGCCGTACTTAGCTTTCAGCGCAGCCATTTCAGCCTCGAACGCAGCTATGTCGACTTTCGGCTTGGTTTCGCCAGTCTGCTGTGCCACGAACCTGGCCATTGCGTCGTTCTTGGTGATGTCGTCAGCGCGACGGTCAGCCTTGCGCTGCTCTTCCGTGATTTCGACCGGAGGATTGGTCGGTTCAGCCATTTTCGGCTTCTCGGACAGTGTGCCAGCCGGGACTTTGCGCGGGGCTTTGGCAGCTTTCGTGCCGTTTGCCACGACTGCGTCGGCTGCTTTGACGTTACGACCTGCGCGAGCTGCTTGTTTGTCAGTTGCCATGATGGTAATACTCCTGTGGTGTGGTTATTCGCGGACATCCGCGGACCTCCAACCCCTTCGGGCTGGAAGTTTCGACCTTTTAGGTCTCATCAGCGCGGCTTTTGCACAACACAAACTCCATTGTACAGCAAAAATGCCCGGTGGGCTTGCGATTTAACAACCGGGCGGACGCTTTTTATTAAGAATCGCTATCGCCATGAACAGCTTTGTACAGCTGGCGCACAGCACTAGCCAAGGAACCAGGATTCACGCCGTATCCGTTCCATGCACAGAATGCCCGGAGCAGACCGTCGAAGGAGGCGGTGCGCAGCAGTGCACGAGCAGCCGTTTCGTCGCGAGCCGCGCCCATTTCAACGTAGTAATCCACAAGGTTCTTGAGCAGATTCGCTGGCAGAACGTCGAGATTGTTGCCTCGAGCTAAGAGCTCTCGATCATAACTCTTCAGTCCGGCTTTTACAGCAGCCGCGACATCCTCATTCCGGATGGGTGTGGTCACGGGTTGGGCATCGACGATTTGCGGATCGCAATTTGGGGCTGCGCGGCTGAAGCTGTCTAGGACATGCTGCGCCTCTTTCTCGCCAATAGGCAGGCTCGTGAAGGTGACGCCACCGATAACGGCTAAGATTTGTTTCTGTTTCATTTGATTCTCCTTGTTAAAATTTAATCACGAATAACTTGAACGCCTGCTTGCTCCAACACATTCTGCAGGATGTTGAGCACCGATGGGTGTTTGTTCACTTTCCCGCCACGATCTTCAACCAAGATGATGTGGTTTGCTTCGTAGAATGTGCTTTCAGGTTCAAAAGCACTGATCGAGATTTCTCCAGATGTTTCATCCATCCAGATATGTACAGCCATTTGATTCTCCTTAGGTGGGACTGGCAAAATTGCCACGAAAGCCCCGCGTGGAGGCTTTCATTGCAGCTTTACACGTCTGGCGCGAAAGTGATGCCGGTCATGGTGCTCGAGTGATTCAAGATCTCAGCCTTGCGTTTGGCGCCCTCGAGGTTGTAGCCCATGAAGGCGTCGTCCGAAAATACAGAGATCCACTCTGCATCCGCTTTGCCGGTGTACCAGACTTCAATGCCGTCGGCGCGCACGCCCTTGATAGCAACCATCTTAGCCTCCGCCACAACGGTCTCGAACCAGGCCTGGACCGGGTAACCTTGGACACCTGCAAACGATGCGCTGAAGCGGAAGGTTTCAAGACTGAAAGGCTTGTCTTTGTACTCCGCCACGACACTTGCTTGCATCCGCTTGAATGTGTCCTCGCCCAGCCAGAATTTGATATCTTTCATGGCTGCTTCGCGTTTTGCGTCACCTTCAAGGGCGCTGTAATCGATAGTGTGGCTCATTTTAATTCTCCTTGTTGTTAAACAGTAAAGACGACGCCGTCGATCGAGAAATTGTCGCTGTACTTGATCTTATCGCTGCATTCGCGGAGATCGTACAGGGCATGCTTCAAGTTCGTCATATTTGGGTTCTTGAAGTCGATCGTGTCGCAGTCGCCTGCAAGGTAACGGCAAATAAGAAGTTCACCGTAGAGGGTGGCGTCGCCGTGTTCGTCGCATTTGATAATATGAGTAGTCATAGTTTCTCCTTTGTGGGTGGAGGTGCAAGAGCGCACCCACAAGCCCGCGATGTGTGGTCACGAGCTTGTAGATTACTCTTACTACTTCAGGCGGCGCTTGAGCTCAGCCTTGACCATCTGAGCAATGCCGCCGCGCCATGTGCCTGCGTTCGCGAGGAAATACGTGACGATGTCGCGGCCGCTGTCGTAGAAATACATGTCGCTCAGTTTCTCGAGCGTCAGCATCGCCTCGATGTAAGGCTTGGCGCCGAAGTATGGCTTGGGCCACGCATTGCGGATGGTGAGTGCAAGCTCCCGGATAGTCATTTGGTCCAAGGGCTTAGCTTCTGCGGATTTTTGGCGTTCTGCGATAGGCATATTATTCTCCTTTAGTGAGTTTGAGCTGCTGCTTCGCTTCCAGGCACATCATGTACAAAGCAATTGAAACCATCGTAAATGCTGTACACAGTGGGCCGTTGACAGGGTCACGTTCCAAACCGCTCAGCGCAGCCTTGATGCCATAAATTGCCGCGAGCACTGCTGCGAATGCTGCGGTGTAGAAGTAGACTTTGATTTTTAACATTTTTAGCCTCTTGGATTTGTTGTGGTGGGACGATGCAAAGTGCATCCAACACCCCAGCACGCTGAGGTGTAAGATTACTCTAGCAGTATGCGCCGTCGAACTCGTCGTGGAACGCAGAGTCAAGTTTAGCGAGCTCGTCGCGCACAGCATTCAGTCGGTTCATGATCTTGTTCATGTTCCCTTCGGTCTGTGGGTCCATAGCAATGACCTCCAGTTCGAATCCTGCAGGCAGCATGAGCTGGCCAGTTGCTGGGTCAGTGATACCAAGATCACCGTTGCCCAAGATGTCGTGCAGTTCCTGAAGGCTAATGGTTGCTACTTGGTTGTCGTCGAGTTTCATGATAGCTCCTTTAGGTTGAGATGCAAAGTGCATCCACTGCCCTAGCACGCTAAGGCAGGAGATTACTTTACGTTAGCAACAGAAGCCGTGAGTGCAACCCGGTGTAGAACGTTCGGCGAGTGGCATGTCGTTCAACATCGCAAGGAAAGTCTCCATTTCCTCGTACATGCTGTCCTCGCCAAGAAAGACGCTGTCATCACCAGCGTGAGACTTAAGTACGTCGCGAAAATCCTTAAGATCGTCGCGCGCACAAACAGCTTGCAGGATGTCTGCCAGCATGTTGCGCTGGTACTCGTTGATGACCACAGTGTAAGTCTGTTGTGTGGTCATGGCATTACTCCTCGCTCGAAGTCACTTGCGCTGCCACGAACTTGCGAAGCACAGTCGACATGTCGGTGTTGTGCTTCTTGCAGAGCTCGGCGAAGGCCTCGCGATGCGCCTTGGGAAGCTTGAAGATGATTTGGTCGTCGTTCGAGACCTTGTTAGTTGCCTCGAACAGCGATGCGAATGGGGATGCTTTCTCTTGTGCCATTTTGATTCTCCTTGGTTGTGGAATGCAGTGCAAAAGCGCACTCGCAATCCCAGCGAGCTGAGATTGTAAATTGCTCTTACGGACGCTTACAGGTGACCCGGTATGCATTGCGAAGGTAGACCAGCGAGTCCCAGACGAGTTGAGCCTCTTCCAACCGCTCGCATTCAATCTTGTACTGCTTACCAGTCTCTTCATTTAGGAGTTGATACCAGATAATGTGCATGCTGCTTCTCCTTTCATGTGGTGGTTGCGAGCAAGAGCGCTCGAGTTAGCCCAAAGGCTAACGCTAGAACTCTTAGAGCTTGAATTTGAAACCAATCGCGGCCATAAACAGGCCGCCAAACAATTGTGACTCGATGATAAGGTTCGTGTCACCAGGCCCCATGTTGACGCCAATTGCTTGGGCTACGCACAGGACCACGCCTGCAACAATATGCGTGATACCCATTCCACGGAACATAATCATATTATTCTCCTATAGTACCGAGCAAGAGCGCTCGACTATGACCAACCCGTGAGAGTGTGGTCATAAGCTAGGGCTCTACTTCTTGTTAGCAATTGTGTTCCACATGAGGTATTCCACATACTTCATGTAGTGGTTAAACACATCATGTATTTCGTGCATAGGGACGCAGAACTCATCATAGTCCTCGATGTCCTCCCCGTAGTTCGTGTCCAGCCAGTCAGTAATCAGCTTTTCACGTGCATTGTACATAACGAGGAAATACTGGTCATCCCCAAGTTCAGGGTCATACACGTTGTTTTCTTGCAGTACAGCGTGAATGTATTGCTTTACGTTCACGAACGGTACTACAGTGCGTGGGTCAAAGGTGTTCATAGTTGTTTCTCCTGTCAAGTGCAAAAGCGCACTCACTAGCCATGCACGCATAGCTAGTAAATTGCTTTACAGATAGAAGTACACAAAAGCTTGCATGATTGCGCCCGACTGTTCCTTGGTGATAGTTTCGGGTAAGCGATTATCTTGGATGTAATCGCGCACAACTAGCTTGCGTGCGTGCAATTCCAACTCCGCATCGACTGCATTACGCTTAACACCGTCGTGGGCTGCATAGGTAATACCAAGCAGCAAGGCGAAGGTGTTGACGTATTTGTTATTTGGGAATTGATGGCCCGGGGTGTTGACTTTGTTCATGTTATTTCTCCTATCATATACGCATGTTGTACAGTGACTGCACCCTATAGCCCGAAGGGCCTTTATGGTAAGATGCAGTCACATGCCACCTGTCACGTGGGCATGCGGGGCCCTAGTGCGTGAAACGTTACTTGTAAGGTATCGCATTTTACGGGCCCAAAGTGTTTGATTAGCCTAAACTGGTGTATTATTGCTACTTTGTGGAAATACCCTGACCCGCTTGGGGTCAGGGTGCGGTCGGTTGCATTATGCTTCTACTTCTTGCTGCTGTTGCTGTTGTTGCTGGAGCTTTTTGTACTTTGCATACTGCGTTTGTGCGGTAGCCGGGTTAATACCTTCTGCTTTGCATGCTGCAAGCGTAGCAGCCCGGTCCCCGTTGTACTGCGCAGCAATTGCGTGCACCCGTGCACATGCACCCTGTACTGCGCTAGGTGCGTGCTTTTGCGCATTGTTATATGCGCGCACCGACATGGTGTTAGGTACGGGTACACCGTATTGCGCAGCAAGCTGTTGCACTGCTTGCATGTACGCTGCTTGCTTGCGTGCGGTAATGCGTGCTGCATGCTTAGCTGCGCGTTGCGCTTGCACTGCTGCAATGCGCTGCTGCATACGCACGTATGCGTTGTTAGCTTGCACGCGCGCTGCTAGTGCAGCTGCATTGTTAGCTTGTGCGTTGGTATTGTTGCTGGTGTTGGTATGCTTAGCCATTTTGTTTACCCTTTAGGTTAAGTGCACTATTACGGTATGTAATAGTGTATTGCTAAATAGCAATAATGCACCAGTTTAAGCTTTTACCCACTATAGCTACTAGCTATGTGTTACATACAGGAAGCAACCATTGTGTTACAGGGGAGTACCCTGCGCTGTTACACCACTTACCATTTTGGCTAGCAACTGCCACAGCGGGTAAGGAACCGATTGCTATGTATGTATTACTGGGGTTGCGCTGCTACCGATACCTATGTACGGGTAGCTACTACGTGCGCTTGCACATTGTTAAAGAACGTACCACCTGTAGCGTTGCGCTAGCAGGGGTGCTACCAGTGGTGCTTACCGCTGCACCACCTTACTACGTACTGCACTTACTACAGTGCTTATTGTACGCTGTGCGCTGCGCATTACAATGGGTTTTTATACAGTAGATGCAAATATTTTTGTCTTGTGGGGTGGATACAACACTGTTGATATGGACAGTGGTACGCGCTGCTATGCATGCGGGTGCGCTACCCCTGCGCATGCGGTTTAAACCGCGTGGAACGTGGGTACAAGCGCGTGGAACAATTTGCGCTAGGGGTACAGCGTGCGCGCGCTGCGTGCGCTTATACGCGCGTGGAACGTGCGTGGAACGTGGGTGCGCGTTTGTTTCCGTAAGTAAACTGCCCAAATTCTGTGCATCAGCGGGCCGGGGTGGAAATCTGCACATCATCCTAGTCCTCCGCTGATAGACTATCAACAGTATAAAAGGGTATACCCCTCTAGTCTTGTTGAACCCCCATCCCAAAAAAAAAATAAAATAAATCCCATCTCTGACCTGATGCAAACTAATAAAACGTCCGCGGGCGCGTATATACCACAGATCCACACAAGTGGCCACCTTGGACCGCAAATTCACCTGTTGCAAATAAA